ATGGAATCATGGTATCCTGAAGATGTCCATTGGGAACATTGGAACAACCTGATGGGTGATAGGAAATGGACAGGTGAAGAAGAATGAATTGTGAAGAATGTGATGGAACAGGAGTAGTAGGCGTGGTAACCATGCTATCTACAGGAGAGAAAGAATTAACCGAAGTTGAATGTGTATGTGTAGCAGATGAGTTTGTTGCTAGACATGCAGTAAATGAGATGTGGGGTGAAGAAGAATGAATATATTTGTATTAGATGAAGAACCAAGTAAAGCCGCGACATATGTGTTGGATAAACATGCGGTCAAAATGCCATTGGAAAGTTTGCAAATGATGTCCACCATTGCTGACCACTTAGGATTTGATAGTCCTTACAGGCCAGTAATGTTGAATCATCCTTGCACTATATGGGCAAGAGAAAGCAGACAGAACTTCCTATGGTTGTGGGAACATGCAGGTTCACTATGTGAAGAATATACCAGTAGATATGGTAAGACTCACAAGTGTGAACTAACAATGAATGACTACAATCCTATTTGGATGGAAGTAGTCGAAACATTACCTGACATTGGATTGACTCCATTTGCAATAGCAATTGCTGACAACATGCATTGCAGGAAAGTAAGTGGTTTCGACCAGATGTCAACGGTGGATAAATACAGACAGTATTACATTCACGATAAGAGAAGGATAGCCTACTGGAAGAAAGAAGAACCTTCATGGTATGTGAGGTGTGCATAAATGAGTCTGATAACAGATGTAGGAGTAGGAGTTACAATGCTATTTTGTGCATTGTTTTGCCCCATACTTATTCCTTTCATACTATGGGAGATGTTCAACCCCATAGGTGGTGGAAGTGAATTTGACAGTCATGGTGGTTGTTAATGGAAGAGAGATGGTATATTGAACACATGGGAGTAATGGCGTTTTGGCGCACGGTCATGGGACTAGTCAACATAGTAATAGGTGGACTAGTTGCCTTGAAAGTATTTAGAATAATATAGGAGAGAAAAGAAAATGGAACAAGAAACGAATGTAGAATTTAGGATGGTAGATGATGATGAACTACCTCCTGTAGTGATAACGCATAATGATGATGACCAAGTTAAGGTCGTTGTCAATATCCGCCATAAGATATGGCTATCACTACATAGGAAAACAATAGCCGGAGTAGCGGAACCGCTATTCGGGAAGTTAGATGTAATTCTAACTGGAATGCTAAGAGAACAAAGGAGAGATGAATTGTATGAGTGAAGAATGGGATGACGCAATTCCCAATTGGGACAAAGTGTTTGATGTTGGTCAAGTAGATGCTCAGGAACATCTGAGAGGAATGGCCGATATCTTCGGTGATGCAAAGAAAATGACTGAGGCTCTTACTGATATATTGGTAGAAGAAACTAGAGCAAAGGACATGACGATAACTAAGTTGCAGTATGTCATTGAACATTTGCTTAGGTGCATTGTATCATTACATGAGAACAAGGATGGTATGCTGGTAGGTGGTAGTATATTCCTACCTAGTAAGGCGATACCATTCACAGAACAACATGACGTACCGAGATTAACAACTCATGTTGATTGGTCTGAGAGTGATAGGAAGAAAGAGGATGTGATTAGGAAACTCTTCGACCACATGCTAAAGACAACGGCAAATGAAGTAGCGAAGAATGATGAGAGAATGGACACGTTGTCTCAAAGGTTCAAAGAAAAAATGGAGGAAATATAAATGGAAATAGTAGAAGCAAACAATTACCCTAGACTAACATCTAGGCTACTGGCTCTCTCTGAGTCAGATGATTATGAAGAAGCAAAACTGGAATGGAGAATAACAGGAAGGGTTTGGAGAGATACTGCTTATGGGGCAACTCATGAATTAGTAGTTAATCACCCATCAGGCCATCCCGGTGCATGTTTGTGTGGACACCCAATTGTCTATCACTTTGAGATAGAGAATACCGTGACAGATGTTAAGGAGATTGTGGGTTCAACCTGCATTAACAATTGGATGGTTCTTCGGCACATGAATGAAGTGTTGAAGATACCCAAGCACACAATCACAGAAGAGAAGATTGAGGAATGGAAGAAGATGACCGTTGAGGGTCTTATCCGAAATGCCTTTTGGGATTCAGAAGAAGGTGAAGACTTCAAGGATACTTTTGAGGAACTGAAGGATTTGGATTTACGGATAAATGTCAGAGTCACAGGTAAGACATACTTCGATGAGAAGGTTGCCGAGCAAAGACCAGTAACAGTAATTCGCAAGACATCGAAGGGAACATATGGAGCCACCGATTATCAGATGGCTTCTATTGTATGGAGATGGAATCATCCAGATAACCCAAGGAATCAACAGACAACAAGAGGCTGGCCAAATGATAGGCTTCAGAACGACTTGGCTCTGTTCGATGCGCTGATAGATAATTATCTTCCAAAGGTACAGGAGGAGGATGAGTATGTTGAATCAAGGCAGAAGTTCCTTGCTGAATTGTCATTGAAGAATGCCGATAGACTGAGAGAGGAATTCACCAACACTTCTGAGAATGAGACATTCATGGAAGCCTGTAACTACTTCGGCTTTCCAATTTGGAAGGCAACGGATGGCAATAGCATGTGGGAGAAGTCTTTCCTTAGTGATATGAGAAGGAAGTTCATCCGTGGTGGAGAACCTACCGAAACACAGGCCAACAAGTTGATAACTATCCTATACCGTGAAGAGATTGCGGCAACTGACAAACAGAAGAAGTTTCTCAGGGACTTAGAATATGACGGAGATGTTGAGAAAATATCGAAGGCAAACGCTTCCAAGATGATAGACCAATTATTGAGGGAAAAAGGGAGGAAATAAAATGACAAAGAAAAAAGAAACGAAGAAAGAAGAAGATGGAAATGAAGCCCTTCTGCAACAGATTGAGGTTCTGACTGCAAATAACGCGCAGTTACAGGAAACGGCACAGGGTGCTATGAATCAATTGCAGAGTTACATGGGTCTTTGTTCTCAGTATGAGAAGACCATTCAGTTAATGGGTGGCCGTATTGAGGAGATGAAGATGCAGGTAGCACAGATTCAGCAGCAATTGCAAATGCTGAGACAACAAGGGTAAATAACATCAGACTAAAAATGAAAATAGGAGGTAATGTGAAATGAAGTTAAGGATAATGAATGACACAGGCCACACCGAACTGGTAGATGTATCTGCGACCCAAATGGTTGAGCAGATAACTGACCACCCGACCCATTGGGTATATGTTGACGGAGAAATGGTAACGAGAGAAGCCATCGGCAACATTGCTTGGGACGAAGTGGACAACGTGAACCTAGTTCCGGCCATAGTCGGTGGATGTTAGAACATCCATTTGGCTGACAGAAAAACGCAAGCCGTTTTAGTGCGCTTAAGTGCTTTAGCGGTAACTTCTAAGTAGTGCCGAAACCACGCTTAGAATCCAAACATGGGTCAAATGTCAAGTGGGTGTAAAGCCCACCAACAACATAAAATGGGAGATGATTAAATGAACAGTTTAGACATAGAACAAGAAATATTATCAGATATAATAACGAACAATAAATACGCCAAATATGATGCTGAAAAGCAAAGGCGAGAGACATGGAATGAAATCTGCGATAGGAATATGCAGATGCATTTGGAGAAGTTTGAGCATGTAGGCCCAACCTTCGCTAGAAAGATAAAGAAGATTTACAAGGACTTCGTGAGGACAAGATTGATTGTTCCTTCAATGAGGTCTTTCCAATTCGCAGGGAAGCCAATCCTCCTTTCACCCAATAGGATATACAATTGTGCATATATGCCAATTGACAATACTGCCGCATTTTCTGAGGCAATGTTCCTACTGCTAGGTGGAACAGGTGTCGGTTATTCCGTCCAATATCATCATGTCAATCAACTACCTGTGATAAGGCAACCATCGAGTAGGACTTATCGCTATTTGATTGAGGATTCGATAAAGGGATGGGCAGAAGCAATTAGAGTCCTATTCGATTCTTATACAGGTGTTAGAACTACTACACCTAAGTTTGACTTCACGGAGATAAGGCCACTAGGTTCTCCGTTGAAGACAACAGGTGGAACTGCACCCGGTCCCGACCCTTTGGATAAGTGTCTTGATTTGGTTCATAAGATGCTGAAGAATATGCCGGATGGCCATCAGATGAAACCTATCGAGGTTCACGATATGCTTTGTCATATTGCTGATTCTGTATTGGCAGGTGGCATAAGAAGAGCGGCTATGATTAGTCTGTTTAGTGCAGATGACGAGGAGATGCTAATGTCCAAGAGTGGTCTTTGGTATGAGAAGCACCCTTATCGAGGGAGAGCAAATAACTCGGTTGTATTGCTACGTCACAAACTCAAGAAGGAATTCTTCATGGATGTATGGAAGAGGATTGAATTGAACAAGACCGGAGAACCCGGATTCTTTCTAACTAATGACAAAGATTGGGGAACAAATCCTTGTGCAGAAATTTCGCTTAGGCCATTTCAGATGTGTAATCTTTGCTCCGTCAATGCTTCTACAGTTACATCGCAAGAGGACTTGAATGCTAGAGTATCAGCCGCTTCATTCTTGGGAACATTGCAAGCCGCATACACAGACTTCCATTATCTTAGGGAGATTTGGAGAGAGAACTGTGAGAAAGATGCATTGCTCGGTGTTTCTCTAACTGGCATTGGTAGTAACGCTCTTGCTAAGTTGGACTTGGAAGAGGCTACTAACTGTGTCATTGATGTCAATGTGGAGACTGTTGATACTATCAATGATAAGAGCGATAGAAAGATGAACTATGCCGCTAGGCTTACTTGTATCAAACCCGAAGGAACTACTAGTTGTGTTCTAGGAACATCTTCCGGTATTCACGCATGGCATAATGACTACTACATCAGGCGCATTCAAGTGGGAGTGAACGAACCAATTCACAATTACTTAGTGAAGAAGTTCCCTACTCTAATGGAGAAGTCTCTAACAGAAGCAAACATATCTCTACTATGCGTTCCTCAGAAAGCACCAAAGGGAGCAATAACTAGATTGGATGAATCTGCGTTAGACTTGTTAGAGAGAATCAAACACTTCTTTTGGAATTGGATAGCACCCGGACATATTGATGGTAACAACATGCATAATGTCTCGGCTACAGTTAGCGTCAAGGATGACGAGTGGAAAGAAGTAGGAGAATGGATGTGGAAGAATCGTGATTCCTACAATGGCATTACTGTGATTCCCTACTTCGGTGGTTCACATCCACAATTAGTCTTTGAAGACATAACCAAGTATCGCTTTGAGAAGATGAGAGAGGTTCTCTCTAAAGTTCATCTTTACAAAGTCAAGGAAGAAACAGACCAAACCGACCTACAAGGCGAGATTGCCTGTAGTGGTGGAACCTGCGAGATACTTTGAACAAATCATGGGGGCTTAGTGATGAAAAGAAAAGCCAACGAATCATCGCTGAAGGACTTACTTTTCCTGAAGGACGAAATTATCTTATCGACAAATAATTACTTTCGGGATGAAATTCAATATGAATTTAAAAGAGCAGAAAAGGGAGACATCAGTTATCCCCGTCTGTTTCGTTGGATATATTTCCTAGTTCTAAATGGCCATTCATCATTTAGAACAATGGATGAACTCTATGATGAAATAGAGAAAAAGAAATACTATATGAAAAACCCCAATGAGGAATACAAATATTATTTCAATACAAATATGAATGATAAAATAAGTGATAAACATGAAAATAAAATATTACATACCGCAAACGAATGACACACAAAAGAATGTTTCCACCAGTTTCCTGCTACAGGTATCTAAGAAGAACGAGTTTCCTAGATTGTATCAGAATGGTAAGATTATCAGAACAAACAATTTTGGTGAAACGCAAATTTCTGTAGAAAGACCAAACATCAGAACTGCTAGTAGAGTAGGACAGGAAGACCCTATGTTGGGTCTAGTGACTCTTTCGATAAAGGAGAACCTGTTTCCCCTAAGAGGGAATACTGAGAGATTCTTGAATCAAGTTACTTTCAAGTATCCTGATGGTGAGGCAGAATTCTATTATGGAAAAACTAGTAATGATTCTAAGATTGCCTTGTATGGTGGTGACCATTGGGAACCCATCAAGTTCAACAAGGGAGATGCTCAGAAAACATTGGCGAAGATTATTCTTCGTAGCGTTCTAACTAGAAGTGCTGAGGTGATGAATGAATACATCAACAGATGCTTGAAGATACCTCCAAATGTTTGGTATGCTCTTGAGAACAGAACTCCATTTGAGTTTTGGCACATGGGTAACAAGCAAGAGTGCCTAATCAATACTAGATTAATTGGTGAGAAGGAAGCGGCACTTGAGATATCCGAGGGCATTTGGGCTTCTATCTCAATTGTTGATTTGAATACATTCATCAATACGCACAAGCATAAGAGTAGTAAGTCCAAACTATGGTCTAGAATTACACCTAGTCAACTATGGTCTAGACTATTTGGTGAAGAACCAACTGAGGCTCAAACGAAACTTTCGACTGCTTGGTTAATGCAGAACAGAACTAATGATATGGTAGAGAACCAAGCCACAAGGCTTCTGTTCCAATTGGATAGGGAGTATGAGAACATTCACTTCGTCCAGTTCAAGAACCCAAGTAACAGAGCATTGTTTGTTAGGGGCAAATTGTTCGATTGGGTTATTGCAGACGAAGGTGGTGGCATGAAGAGAGGTCATCAGAATGTTAACACCTACAGGGTTTTGGGAGATGGTACTACATGGAAGGGTTGCAGTTTGCAGGGACCAATCTGTATTGATAACCTACACAACAACTCAAGCATTGGCGACCAACTAAGTGCTAGGGCATTGATTCTAATGAATGACCAAATGGCTGGCCCATTGATTTACACCATCAGACACACTATCGAGAACATGCTAAAGAGTGGTGGTGAGGGCCACCGTCTGAATATTGGTAAACTGATTAAGTGGTCTGAAAAGGCTGACCTGAAGTATCGTCAGAAGAAGATGGAGGCGTCCCAATGAAGTGTGAGTTATGTGGTTGTCTAAGAACTACAGAAGATGACAAGACAGGAGAGATAACTTGCATTGATTGTGGGGCAGTCCATGTTTCACATGGTTATGAAAGAATCTATAACCCCGACAGACAGAAGGCTGACGGTAAGAAATATTCTGTGGTCGCAGATAACCACAGGGAATTAGGAACCTACATTAGTTTGGGAGATGCTAGGAAATCAAAAGGGATGGCGTTGAGATTGCATCAGAAAAGAGCAAACAGAGATAGAACGAGAAAGAGTAGATTCAGAGCAGATGTTGCTATGATAGTTTCTAGATACGTTGTAGGTGAACATGCTCAGAACATAATTCATGAGTGTGTTGCTACCTACAATACTTTGAGAGAGGAGCATTTCTTCATTGGTATAAGCCTAGAAGTTAGGGCCGCTAGTTTGACCTATTACATCTTGAAAGATAGAGGATTCAAACTAACGCCCAAGTCTCATCAGAAGATTGCAGGTGGAGATAGCAAGTCCAATACTAAATGGGCTAAGAAGATAGCAACTCGCTATCGCAATCCTTCTGTATTCTCTCAGCCCACATCAGTAAGTGATGCTGAGGCTATAGTATCAAAGATGATTACAATAGGAACAAACTCTGATTTCAGAGCATCTGCTTTACAATTAGTAAACCATGTAGATGTAATGAAAGACAGTTTAGATGAAAGAATGTCGCAGAATGATATTGCTGCTACCATTTGGGTAGCGAGTAAATTAACTCATTCAGGGTTCAAACAGAGCGACATAAGAGAACATGCACAAGCATCCGATTATGGATTGAGGCAAGCCGCTTCAAGGATTTGTGGTATGTTACGAATAAATAAGAAAGAACTGAACCAAGCGAGTCACGCATATGACATAAAAGAAATATTAGGAGGAATAAAATGAAGAGAATGAAAATGAAAACAACAAGTGGAATGACAATGGTGGATTTGGATAAGGTATGTGCCTATACCATCAACAAGATGGATAAACAATTTCTGACGAATCAGGGATTTGTGATAGATATCCATATGGATAACGGTACTATCTTTACTGCGTCTTTCTCAGAAGCGGAGAAGGTTATCTTTGAGAATAAATGGGAGGGAACAGAATGAGGAAGGTAATGTTAATCGGTGCAGGAGGCATTGGTAGTTTCCTAGCAGATTTCCTGTCTAGGATTAATCATGCTAAGACTGGTAAATTGTATCAGGTGACTGTCTTCGATGATGATAAGATAGAGAACAAGAATCTATCCTATCAGAACTTTGAGGAAGGTGAAGTAGGCAAGCATAAGGTAATGTCCTTGTTTGACAAGTTCGGTTGTAATGCTGAACCTTATCCTGTATTAGTTAAGCATCAGTTAAAGGGATATGACCTAGTGATTTGTTGTGCAGATAATCTAGCAGTAAGAAGGCTACTGTATCGGCAGGGGTTTGGAGATGATGCAGAAATGCATTGGCTAGACCTAAGAGCGCAGGGAAGAAACGCGGCTCTTATTTCATACAAGGTTGACCCTATGATGATGGACACATTTCTGAGTGGACCGGAAGGTTCTTTCTCCTGTCAAGGTGGAGATTGGGATGGCTCAGGAAAAGACATTAACACCATGCATATGGCAATTGCAGGTATCGCGGCCCAATGGATTCAGCGATGGTTCAATGACAAGGATGGTGTTATAGATAAGATGGTGATAAACGTATGAGTGGAGAAGAAGACATAGAAGGATTATCCGAGGAAGACTTGGAGAAAGTAATGAATGTGATATCAACGGATGGGTATTATATGCAAGCGGAAATAGTGAAAGTAACATGTCCCGTTTGTGGTGAAGAGTTCTTAGGAACTAAAAGACATGCAGGTGGTTTCATTGCGGGACACGAAGCATATCATAAATTCGTCAATTCACAGGATTTGATAATGGCAGAATTAGGAGGACAATAAAATGGGAAAAATGAGTGACAAACAAATTGAAGATGCAGAAAGAGATGAGAAAAGAATAGATGATGCGTATGATGAATGGCGTGTGGAAGAGGCTTATGAGAAAACAGAAGGTGCTAAGAAACCTGATTGGAAGGCTCACATAAGAGAAGCATTCCATACCGTTGTAGGAGATAAGGGATTAATTTACCTTTATCCCGATAATGCGGTTGAGCATTTCTTGACGGAGATATGGAGAATGTCAATGGAGGCATTTGAAACTCCAAGGGAAGTTCAAGTCGTAGTAGATAGTAACAACAAGTTATTCATAAGTGCTGGAACGAGTAGTTTTGTTTCGTTTCAAGATGACGAAGGACAACTGACTGGAATGAAGTTACCTGTAAGGTGTTGGATTCATACACACCCAATGGGTAAAGCATTCTTCTCCGGCACAGACTGGAAAACAATCAATACTTGGAGGCCAGTTATGGAATCGGCAATTGTATTGGGAGACAATCAATACCTGACATATGACTGCAAGACAGAACTTTGCAAGCATGTGTTCTATGGGTATTACAAACAAAATGGAGGAAATGAAGATGAATGAAAATGAAGGAAGAATGAATGGAAAGGAAGCAAGTGACTCGGCAAAGGTATTGGCGAAGTGGGTTGCTCAGGAAGCGAAGAGTAGCAAGGAGTTGCTAGACTTGGTTTGCCATATGAGGTTGCTCTTGGATAGATGCACCTACGGCAATGGTGACCAAATCGACTACACCCATAAGAAACTGGTGAGAGCAAATGACTTGATGATGATGCGTCAGCATGAGAAGGACTTGGCTAAGGAGGCGAAGGCCATACAAGCACAGTCCAATCTTGGTGTAGCAAATGGTGGTCAACCTGACGGTGGTTGGTAATATGGTAGACAAGGTGCAACAGTATGCAACAACTGTTCGCGTTGTTTGTGCAGGTCATCCTGTAAAGATACCAAATCAACTTGCTCGCATTAAGTGCGAGAGGTCGGCCAACATAGCAATCACAAACTTTCACCCTAAACTACAGTCACAAGAGATGACAACTAAACTGAAGGAACTAGGTTGGAAGAGATTGAAGACACTAAATAGATACCAATGGTTGTGTCCTAAGTGTTGTGAAGTAGTTCTTAATGAGCGACTAGAGCAGAAGTTGAGGTGGGGCTAGTGCAAACTATTCTAGAGGATTATGGGTTCACCTTTATGTTCCCACCTACGGAGGGAGTTTAGATGGATTGGAGTGTCAGAAGTCATCCTAGTTCTAAGGGATACAATGCCTTTGAGGTTAAGGTTGTTAAGAAACTAGAGAGTATTCGTAATGAAATAACGCACATCCACAGAATCCTTGCAAAATATGATAAAATGATTATGCAGGGATTAAACATGGAGGAAGAAGAATGAGTAGATATTTAGTAGGAATGAGTGGAGACAAAGATGCTATGATAAGACATCTTGAGAAGTGCGAGAAGCGGAAGTTAGAGCAGTTCGCAGAGATAAAGGAGATAGCAGGTAGTGCAATACAACCAACTCCTCCATCGTTTACGGTTATGCAAGATGCAATGCACAGGATAATAGAACTATGCGATGTATTTGTTGACAAGCGTAGTGACAAGCAGAAGTTAGAAGACCAACTATATGCTATGCGTATGGAAACGTCTGTCTTACAAGAGAGGATTGAGAAGATGAAAGGTGATTCAGAATGCGGATGTTGCTAGTTCTATTACTAATCAGTCCTGCACTAGCAGGTTGTGCTGAGATAATACCCGACCCACCAATTGAAGGTAATGACCCTATTTGGACTACGGAGTATCACAACTTTACATTGGAGGATACCAACAATAGCACATTGCCTGTAATTACATTTGGTGATAACACTACTCTTGTGGAGATATACTCAGCAAGTGTGATTATGTATAATGAAACTGTCAATCTAACAGTTGAGATGAAACCCTACTTCATAGTAAGAGATGTATTGTTCATGCAACAACACGCACCTGCAATGGGTGAAGTCACATTGGATTTGATGGAGATGAAAGGCTATGACTACAACTGTACGATTGTGTATAGGTTGTGGAATCTATGAAGAAGGTAGTAACTGTTAGGTTTCCGGCCCCATTACCTGCCGCACTTACTTGTCCTATTTGTGAGGGCAACAAGTGCCATGTCTGTGAGATGACAGGTAAGATAAGTGTTGAAGTAGATGCTAAGGTTCCTATTCAACGAGACTTGATAGTGCAATATGTTGCTGAGAATATCAATGACATTGCTATGGATTTAACTAAACGATATGGTCTTGTGCCGGACGTAGACCCTGTGGATATGTTAGACATAGATGGTAAACAATATGAGATTATTAGAGTCAGTAGTTTAGGGGGCGTAGTTTGGATAGCAAATAGACTTGACAAGTTTGAGTCTCCACGCTACTTCAAATCAATGAAAGCATACTTGCAATTCAAAGGTGGATTGGATGATTAATGCAGATTTGTATTGGACGCTACATACCCGATTGAATAGCAAGGTGAATACGAAACAGTTACAAAAACAACTAGAGGAGGAAGAATAATGGGAGAACAAGATTGGAAAACGATAGCAAGAATAGCAAGAAATGCAACATTGGAATGTCAAATCAACACAGGAACATATTGGAAGATTCCTGTTATTGATATGAGATGGTATTCCGATGGAAAGCCTACGAGGAAAGGGTTGAGGATAAATAGAGAAGAGTTGCCTATATTGATTAAGGCACTACAAAAAATAGAGAAAATGGAAGTGAATGAAAATGACAATGATGAAATTAGCGAGAATGTGTGAGGCTTTAGAAAACGCAAGCACACAGAAAAGAAAGATAGAGATAATCAGGGAGTCCATCAGGGCATTCGACTGCCCCGAACTGGCCCTACAGATTCTAGCCAATGACCTAGACTCCAATAACATCGGCTCAGGTAGAGCAATCACTTGGTTAGCCAAGATGTTTGGGGTTTTTGAGGATGAAATACAGGCTCAAGCAGATACATGGGGAGATGTTGCTGAAGGAATGCATCAATTTCTGGACGCGAATGAGAAAAATGAGAAAATTGGGTTACTTTCTTTCTATAATTTGATTACTTTGGATTGTTCTTCTATTAATAGTGATTCTTACGCTACAATTAGTAGTATTGTCCCACAATTAACTAACTTAGAAGTTAAATGGTTCATACGTTATTGGTTAAGAAAGCCAAGACATGGAGTTTCTTATTCACTTGTCATTAAAGCATTAAGTAAGGAGTTTCCTGATAAAAATATAGGAACTCTAGAGTATAACACTAGTATTGATGCTCTATGGAATTGGGGAGAACATGATGTTGAGATAGATAGCAGTAGAATGCTTGGTCATTTCATTAAACCAATGCTTGCGAAGTCATATGGCGGTAATAATAAATTGCCAGTTGATTATGTAATAGATATCAAGTATGATGGTAACAGATATCAAATTCATAAGGTTGGAGATGAAGTTCTTATCTTCTCAAGGAGTGGTAAACTAGTTACTGACCAATTCCCCGATGTTGCGGCACAGATTAAAGAAGTCATCAAGTATGATATCATCTTAGATTGTGAGATTCTCCCTGTCGAATACTTCGATGCGGAACACATCTATTGGGAACCAAGAGAGCATAAGAGAATGGCAACTAGAGTTCATTCAAAGGACAAGCAGAAGGCAGTTCAAGAGTGTCCTGTAGCATGTGTAGTCTTTGATATGTTATTTCACAATGGGATGGATATTATGAGTGACCCATATTATTTCCGACTGAGACAGATGGATACTTGGCTTTGGTTCGATAAATTAGAAGCCCCTCTTTTGTATGTTGCTAGTAAGTATCGACCAAAGAAAGAAGACAAAGAGTGGGAAGGATTTGAGTGGGACAAGAACTTCGGAATAGAAGCCGCCTACAACATTGCAATCAATCGTGGCTTTGAAGGTGTTATGATTAAGGATTTACATGCAAAATATGAGGCTGGTAAAAGAAGTGCCAAACTGTTGAAGCATAAGCCACCACTAGTTGAATTAGATGTGGTTATCTCTTCTGCCAAATATGGCGAAGGTAAGAGAAGCATGGTGTTTGGGACATATGGTATATCAGTTAAGGAAGGAGATGCCTACACCCATATTGGATATGTGGGAACTGGATTGACAGATGAAGAACTTCGTAGGCTAACCAATCAACTGAAGACAATAGTAGAAGAATATGAATCTGATGAGTGGTTCTTTTTACCTAGAGTTGTATTGGAGTTAAGGGCCGATTTAGTTAGTCAGGATAAAGATGGAAACTATAGTCTTAGGTTTCCAAGAGTGCATAGGATAAGGGATGACAAATTCCCTGCTGACATCAATACGATGGACGACCTAATGCGACTGTCATAATATTTATTGACTGTAAACAGGAGGGCCACCTATGTCTGATGTTGAGGTATGGGCGAGTAAGAATGTGAATTCTTCATACGTCAGAGGAGCATTAGATTGTGGGGCTAAACCAACAGTTAGCGTGACAAAGGATAGTAGTCTGAATGTTGGTTATAGGGTTAGGCTTGAGGTCAAACTAAGACACAAATTCATTGACATCTTACATGCAATACAGAGAATACTATTGCAACAGGATGGAATTGAATCAACGGTTAGAGAAGAGGAGAGTGGATTTAGACCATATCCTATTCTTATAATTAGAGGAGTCGAGAACCTTGACAAGTTACTTGCATTCAATACATTCCCTTGGGGTTATTCCTTTGGGTATTGTCTTGAAGTAGTAAAGTCCGGTGAACATTTGACCCAATCAGGATTAGATGAAATTCTAAGAGAGAAGGGGATGTTGTAATGTTATGTCCGAGATGTAATAGACGGGATGTACCTGTAACCCTACAAGGTGCTTCTCTGTGTCAAGTGTGTAATGTCGAAGTTAGCATATTGAAGAAAAGTAAAGAGCAGGTTTTGACAGATGAGGAAATAATGGAATTCCATATCACTAGAGTATTAGTGGATGGATGTAAAGAATGTGGGGATAAGAACTTCGGTTATGAGGCCGGGGTAGTAGAGGAAAACGGACTGAAGTGGTTCGTGTTGCGAGTCCAATGTGGGGCTTGTGATGATAAATATGAAGAAATATTGGAAGTGAAAATAGATGAGTCTTTCAAAGGCAATGAAGAAGAATAGAGGAATAGTAGTAGTGGGAAAACCACACATGGATAAGACGACTAGAGCGTTGTCATTTGTATCGGCAGACCCGATAATGATGTACGCTAATGAGTATGACATTGAGGATAACTATAGCATCCCACAAGAAAGGGGAATTGTGATTTTAGAAGGTCACTACAAACCTAAGACGGATGCTATCAAGAGAACCTTACTTGAGTATCGAGGTCAAGTTGTGATTACATCAGATAATCAGAAGGATGTGCCAAAGGCAATATTCAATCTGTGCGATTTGAAGAGAGCAACAACCCCGTTGAGAGTAGAGGTAGCAAGTCCTAACGCGGATGAACCAGTTCAATATGAACAGGATACGTTCTCGTTGGTTCGACAATATCTCAAGAACACAAAAAGAGATGACGTTAGACTAATGTTGAGAATGAACAAACCACCGGACACTCAACTACTTTCTTGGTTGGTAATGAATATGCACCCAAACAAGTTAGCGTTTATTGATGCTAATGTAAAGCGCAGATGGTCAAGTGATTACTTCTATGACCTACTGGCTTATGTTCATAATGGCAGACTAGCCAATAGAATGCAAATGCCAAGACGAGGCAACTATAGTCAGATAAAAAGAATCTGTCGGAAGATAGGTCTTCAGGAAGATAGTTGCCATCTCTTACAAGACCTATTGAAGGACGACACTTTCAAAGAAGATGTGAAGAAGAAACTAAACAATGCTGAATGTCGCTTCTTGCAAATAGGTGAAAAGAAGAGAAGAAAGAAGACTACACCCATTGTGGCACAACCATCTCTAGGCAGGTGGTTCTAATGGCTAAAAGCATAAGGAACAAGAATTACCATCGCTACAAAGCAATGGTAAAGTTCGGTAAAGAAACGGAAGGTGAAAGATTCATGTTAGCACAACTTGCAGATTATATGAATAACTACATCGGAACCAATGGGAGAATACACAAACAAACAACAGTATCGCAGATTCAATTGACCAGTCTGCTTAGGATGCATCCTAATTTTAGATACTGGCCTACATCAGGCAGAACAGGAGAATGGTCATATTTTGAGGATGAGGAGGAATAAGAATGAGTAAGATAGAAGATAAGGTATGTGAGAAGATACAAGAAAGAGCGCAAGTAGGTCTAAACAAATATGGGACTACTATGGAAAGAAAGGATTTGTCCTTTATTCAATGGATGAAACATCTACAGGAAGAACTGATGGATGCTTGTGTTTACATTGAAAGAGTAATAGGAGATGAGGAATAATGTTGTGGACAGAAAAATATAGACCCAAGAGTATCAATGATGTTGTTGGTCAACCGAAGTTTACCATTGATGCTTTGTCATGGGTAAAGAGTGGTAATATGCCTAACGTCATGTTAGGTGGTGTAGCAGGTGTAGGTAAGACTGCTAGTGCTATGGCTCTTGCAAATGATATACTTGGTGATGAGGTTGAGAATAACTTCTTTGAAATCAATGCATCGGACGACAGGAAGTTGGAGACAGTCAGAACCCGAATCAAGGAGATTGCTTCAACGAGCAAGATAGGTAACGTTCCTTTCAAGATTATACTTCTTGATGAGATGGACGGCATGACTAAAGATGCGCAGAATGCCCTCAAGAGAATCATGGAGAGATATGCAGATAATTGCAGATTCATCATTACTGCTAATGATGTATGGAAGATTATCGCTCCATTGCAATCTAGGTGTGCGCTCTATTTCTTTGAGAAGATTAGTGATGATATTATGAAAACGGTACTGTCAACTATCCTTGAAAATGAGCAACGAGTGGTTCCCGAAGAGGAATTAGATATGTTCATAAGTTACCTCCGAGGTGATTTGCGTAGAGGCATAACCGAAATACAGGCATCGGTTTCTAGTGGGAGAAGTCTAGTTAATCTGATAGACAACAACCTTGAGCCTTACACCCAAATATTACAATTGATTGCCGAAAATAAACATACTAATGCACTAGAAGGGGTTCATAATTTGATTCACAAATCTACAGACATGAGGACGGTATGTCGAAATTTGCATGATGTTATCCTAAGAAGTGAAATGGAAAGCAACAATAAATTCAAACTGCTTCGTATTGTCGGAGAAGCCGAGTGGAGGAGCAATAATATGACTCCAAAGGTATTGGCTTCTTGGATGGTAGGGCAAATGGTATGAGTGGAGTAGAGGTATTTTTGGCATTTGTATTAATGAGAGGACTTTACAAAATATTTTTTGATAATAATAGGAGATGGAATTGATGAATGGTGATGATAATGGTAAGGAAGATATTAGATTTTAATGATGATGGAATAGTAGACAAGGAAGATATCAAGCATCTATTGCTTAGATATGAAATAATTTTAGTTGGGGGGTTGCTCCTAACTATACTTCCCTTGCTCAAGTTAGCAGGGGTATTGACATTAGATTCCGATTGGTTTTGGATATTGGCCGGAGTGGTCATAAGTGCTGAAGCCATATTGGAAATCTTACAAACAAAGAAAAAAGGAAGGAATGAAAATGAAGAAAGAAATGAATGATGAGATTGCGAAAGCGGCAGAAAAACTTGGAATGTCTGAAGAAGACGCTCTTGCCAAGTACGAAGAAATATGTCAGAAGAATGGGCTAGACCCATCTAGTGATGACGATTTCTTATTGGCAAGAGGACTGTGGAGAACTTACTTCTCCAACAGTATGAACGTCAGGAAGAGAAACAACCCCACTACGGAAAGTGGGGATACTGGTGGCGGTGGAGGCTCGTTCTTTAAACAAGCAACGGGATTCTTCTGCTCTCTAGAAGAGGCAAGAGACATGATGGCCCTACAACGTGATAGGATAGTAGCGGAGTATCAGCGTGATAGCGATACCACCTTCTCCTATGGTAAGGTAGCCCTGTTCTCTTCAATAGAAGATGACAAGTATGAAGCAAGGATGATGAAGGACGGAGAGGAAGTCCTCAAGGTATTTGATAAGATACCTGAGAACCACGTTGAGTTAGATGACGGACAGTATCTAGTGCCAATAGACACTAATGATGCTGACTGGAACAAGGCTCGGTATGGTAAGCCTCTACCTAAATCTGAGTGGAGAAGGAGTGGAGTGTTTATTGGTTCCGTAGATGGAAGCATGGGCAAATACTTCTTTGACTACAAGGGACTAGGTGCAAAGGCGTTTGAACCGAATACCTTTGAGTTCTTGCACTTTACTTGTATTCTGAATAGTAATGATGGGTCAAGGATACACGGTGCAAAGATGCGAACTGTTGAGTCCTTGGCACTTAATGCTGACCTAGATGATGACCATGTGCTAAAGACAGACACATCTGACATCAACATGCTAGATGCATTGGCTGAGTATTCAGAAGCCAACATGTGTCCACTAATTGAGTTGGATAGATACCACACCGAAGTCGAGGGACGAGGATATAACGACAAGTTCGTGTTCACCGATGGTGTTGTCACTACGCTAAACATGACCAAGACAAAGAACGGAAACAGGATTCTAGTATTAGATGACCTAGAGACAGACTTCTCCTATGATGGTGGAAGTGACTGGACTGGTGTTGCTTGTTGGATACCTGAGAGAGTTAACATCGAGTTTGGTATTGGCTCTAGTGTTGTAGTAGTTGGAAGAACGTCACAAGGAACAGATGACGATGGTAACCTACGACCTGTGACAATTAACGTAAGCGGTCTTCTTGTCCAAAAGGCAAGAGGCGGTTCACCTGACGATATTGAACAGACCGATGAAGAATCTGAGTGGTTCTTCGATTGAAGGTGATTTAAGTGTCTAAAGGATATTATAATTCCTTTAGGGTAAGTCGGGGTGTCATTCACGGTGGCAGTTATGCTATCGCTTTTTCCAATGTGGATTTTGTTACATGGAAAAAGAACTTTGAGACTGGTGAATATTGGGTCAAACTCCATACCATGTCCGGTAAGGAAATTAGACTCAAGGTTAATCACGAAGGTTTGAATGACATCTTGACAACATGGGGAAACTCCGAAGTAAAATATTATGAAAATGGAAGTGAAAAAGATGAGTTGGAATACGAATAAGGAAAAGAAAGAAAGGATGTCCTTTGAAGAGCGGAAGAAACTAATGCTCTCTAAAGGAAAGGAACGAAGAGAAAGGGATAGGTCATATCTTCTTGTCGGAATCTATGGTGAACCTAAGACGACTAAATCAGGTAGTGTCATAGATTGCAGAACCGAAGAAGAGATTGAGAAGGGGATGGAAGTCCACATACTCGATTTAGATGATGGTTGCTCTCCTACTGTGAAAGCAAATTGGGCAAACGATGAGAATGTCCATATCCACGTTCCTAACGTAATGAAGGAAAATGGAACCCAAGATTGGGAAGAGACATTTGAGAATTGTCTAGCCGCTATCAGTATTATGTCGGATGCCGTTGCTACGGGGAATGTAAAAGCCGTAGCATTAGATGGTGTAGATAAACTGCTGGAAGGGTCTAGTACCGTTTTGCGAGAGTCTCTTGTAAACATGAACCAAGACCTAGTGAAGATATCACAAGATACTTCCAAACTAAAGGTTAAGGCTCTAGATTGGAAGATACGAAATGATATCTACGATATGGTTCTGAACCCAATACTACTGATGGATTGTGATAGATATATTATCACTCACGAAAAAGCAGTCTATGACGGAGTAGGTGTTCCTGTTCCTGTTGGGACTGTACCCGATTGGTATAAGACGACCCCGCACAAGATGTTGCAAATGGTTCGTCTAGCCAAGACTAGGCGTGGTAAGGATACTGTCTATGTGGCTACACTAGATGCCTGTAAGACTAATCCTTCATCAGTAGGCAAGACTTGGGATGTGTTCTTTGATAACAAAGACGCGCCCAATGAATGGAAAGGCATCCCCGATTTTAAGGCGGGGGTGTTTGAGTAGTGGTATCTGAGGGGCCAAATAGTAACCTCTCAATTCCCTACATCAAAAGACCCTTCAAGGGAACTAACTCTACACCAAAGTGTCCAAGGTGTGGGGAGAGAATGTCCTTTGTTAGGGACGGAGGGAGTTTGGCAACATGGATTTGTGAAGAAGACAGATTGGTGTTGTCATCCTCTCACCACCTTTTGAATAACCTCACAGGCTTTTGGAAGATAAAGAAGTGGAGTGACAATCAAGGTGCAGAGATAATAGTGGATGGAAAGGGCTGGTTATGAGCGAGGAGATGGAAAGGTATCTTAGTCAATATACCAATCCACAAGACAGAAGATATGCTAAGAAGATGTGGTTACAAGAACAAGCAAAGAAAGGAAAGAAGGGGGAGTTTGAAGAACCTGATTTCATTGCTGAGTTTGAACAAGGAATTGAGGACGGAACGATATCAACTGATGAGCAGTTTAAGGATTACATAAAGCGAAGACGGAAGGAAGTAAAAGAGCATAATGAGTTTGCACATGAAATATGTGCGGCTTGTGATGACAAACCTTCCGTCTTCGTAGTAGAGGATTTGGCCGTAGGGCCACGGAGTTTTTGTTCGGAAGAACATTATGCCCTGTATATGGGGCTACCCGTAAAGCCGGAAGGCTATTACGGATTTATCAAAATAGGTGAAAGAAATGGAAATAAAAATAGAGAAGAAAAAGTTTAGTGAAATGTTGGAAGCAGTTGCCCTGAAGGGTAAATACTACAATGGTGATTCTGCGAAGAATGGTATGCTATCGAATTATGCATATGTTACATTCAATGGAGATAACCTGCTAGTATTCAATGCAGACCAAGTGACTGTATGTGCCATCAAGCATAGAGTCGAAGAAGTGTTTGATGGTCATGTGGTATTGGAGATAGATAGAACAGTAAAATACCTACAGGGATTTAGCGGTGAAGTTACCATAAACGTAGGTGACTACATTGCTATATCTGAAGAAGATGGCAATACAAAGGCCAATCTTCCAAAGGTGTTGAATCATCCCGGTATGGCAATGATTGACCATTTTAGGAATTTCCTATCTGATAATGCAGATAGGTTTGCGAACGAAGAACTACCAGTATTCAATAAGACTGCGTTTGAGACTAAGGTAATTGCTTTGGCTGACGATTTGCTAAAGGCTACTAAGGGTTGTGATGCATTGAACTTAGCAAGATACAAGTTCGATGTGAATGAACAGGTATTTGCTATGAGTAGTGATAGGGGTATAGCAGACAAGTATCATACTGATATCGAAACTATTGCTATAGAGGGTGAGTCTAGTACGGTAGAGTTTACCGGACAGTTTGCTCAGTTTCTTAATGGGCCTGTAGAACTCTACCTTAGAGATGACTTCCCATTGTTTTGGAAGACTCCGACTAGACTACTGTTGAAAGCCCCGTACTTGAATAGGTGATATAATGATAATTAGTAAAGTGAAAGATGGAGTAGGATTGAGGTATAGAGATGATGATGGTAAGTCTATTTCTCAAATCATAGGTTATCGTGAGTTTAGACCATACATGTTTATCAGAACCAAAGATAAACTTGCATTAGAAAGCACCAATAAAACTACTATCACAAGTAGGGATAAAGGTGGTTCATTCAAGATTGAGATGAAGTTTGAGACAGGTGACTTCAAGAATCTGGAAGGAGAAGATTTGTCCAAGTTAATATGGACACCTAATCATCCAAGGTATTCTATGGACATTAAACAATACTTGGAGTTATTGAACATTGAAAGTTATGAAGGTAGAGTTCCACACCATCATAGATATGCAGTAGATTGTCTTAATCAATTGCCAATATATGAAATGAGGAAATGCTATTGGGATATGGAGTGGATGACAACAGGTAGTTTCAAGGAGATGATAACTACAATAGTAGCATACGATTCATTCGATAAGACCTACAAGATGTTTGCTTGGTATCCAAAAGATAAGTATGATGAAATTGTAAAACCTTCTTTGTGTGATTACGATATTAATGTCTATTCAAGTGAGAAAACTATGCTTGCTGGATTCCTATCGTATCTGATGAATAAGGAACCCGACATGCTTATCTCTTGGTTCGGTTGGAAGTTCGACCTACCTAAGTTAATTCATCGTATGGCTAAGTATAATCTAGACCCTAGACTGATTTCTCCTTTCGATGAGGTGTCGGGGGTATCATGGCATAAGGAGAAGGTCAAGGTCTACAACAAGCAAGTGGATAATTGGTCACCTACTTATCAACCAGTTAAGGGAATGATTACCGTTCCTTTGGAGTTGGCTTTTGAGAGACAATGGAATGATTCACAACAAGGGACTTTGCCTTCATTGGCATTAGACTATGTTGCTGAGTCTGTATTGGGAGAGAAGAAACTAGTTAGTGAGAAGTTCCCCGATAAGAATGAGTTCTTTGCTAGGGCTTGGTTAGAGGATTCTGCTACATATCTAGAGTACGCTAGGATTGACGTAGAACTTCTCGTTAGGATAGATGAGAAGAACCATCTAACGGAGGCTATCTTAGCATTGCAACGTTTGCTTGTTGCACCACATGATGCTTGCTACTACGCTAGTAACATGGGAGGAATATACTTCATGAGAAATGCCCCTTGGAAGGCTCCAACGACTGTCAAGAAGGAGAAGGGACGGTATGATGGGGCAATGGTCTATGACCCTCTTAGCGAATCGACTAATGGCCTACATAGGAACGTAGCGGCATTGGATTTCAAATCGCTATACCCATCTATGATAATCTCAAGAAACATATCTTGGGAAACAAAATCAGATACCCCAACTGAACTTGGGTGTAATCTTCTGGAACCCAAGGACTTTTCTGAGTCTGATGAAAAAGATATGAGATATTATCGAACTGATAAATTAGGCTTATTGCCTAAGTCAGTATTAGAACTTCAAGAACTTCGTGAAGAGTATAAATCACGAATGCGAAGTGACCCGGATAATTATGTTATTTGGAATAACAACCAATTAGCAGTTAAGCGATTGATGGCATCCTTTTATGGCATCACCGCATATCAAGGCTTTTCTTGGTCTGACTTAGATATTGCCGCAAGTATTACGGCTAGTGCTAGAGAGGCAATTAGAATAGCCGCAAGAGAGGTGAGAAAATTATGAAGTGTGTAGTCTGCAATAGAGTAGGTGGTAATGATAGAAAGGGAGTAATAACCCTACAAAGCACACCGTCCGGTCCAGTATGTCCAACTTGTATCTATCAATTGGTTGATGATGTAATCAAGATGAGAAGACCTTGGACTAGAGCGGACTTGAAGAAGTGGGGAATTAGAAGAGATTGGGCATTGTATGGAGATGATGAAGAATGAGAAGAGCAAGAAGCGTGACACATGTAGAATATGAAATATTAGATTGGATAGGAAGAAAGGCATGGTTAGATGGCCTAATGGTTGAGATGATACCGGAAGGAGACAAGGTTGCTGAGAAGCGATTCAAGAAGGGAGCAGAAAACATCTGCCAGTATCTTCAGAACATGATGAACAGAAGGCAACATAAATTGCCCAAAGAACATGACCATTACAAGGAGAGAGAAGAATGACTAAGAGTTTTAGAGATGAAGAATTAGATGCAGAATATAGATTGGATATGATAGTAGAGGCTGAACTAAGAGCAAGAAGATTGGAGGAAGAGGAGTGACTGATATAAAATATGGACATACAGATTCCTTGTATGTTGGGGTTGATTCTCCCGAACATGCTATGAAGATAGTAGACACCTTGAACGATAAAGTGAGAGAACATTTTCCTAATGTTTTCAATCTGAAAAACCATCCGGTGACTTTGGAGTTTGAGAAGTTTTACCGGACTCTAGGTGTTGGGTCTGTTAAGAATAGAAATGCTGGTATGATATCTTGGATAGATGGAGAATACCTTGACGAAGAAAAGTTCGTAATGACCGGATTTACCGCCAAGAGGATATCAGAAACTAAGTTGGCTAAGGATGTTCAACTCACGGTATTGAAAATGTGGGTTAACGAGCAAAGTGAAAGTGACATAGCAGACTATCTTAGGGAGAAATACAATGAAGTCTTATCGGGTGAGATTCCTCTTGGAGATTTAACTAAGAGGACTAGATATCGTGAAGAGAGATTTACGGTGTATTGTTCCAATTGCAAAAAGAACGGTTGGCAACATAAGAAATCCCTGCACAATCTCACTATGGCCGCCAATACTTGTTGTAACTCACCGTCTTTTTGGACTAGTGCAAATAAAAGACCTTCAGTAGGTGCGGGGATAGAGGGAGTGTTATTCTATAATTCATTAAATCCTCATAACCCAATTGATGATTCCTATATGTTTTTGAAGATAATTAGATGTAATTGCACATACCATCATCCAATAAATCAAGTAGCAACTGTTCCTAATTATATTTCATTTAGGAAGTTAGAAGAGATAGATGGGTTTAATCCCGACTATCTACATTATGCCTTATCAGTTCTTAACAAAGCAGAACCAATATTTACTGCAATGGGATGGGACATGAAACAAGTATCCAAGGATAGAAGACAGGGGGAATTGACAGAATGGTTCTAAAGTTCCTGAAGAAATTATGGGCATGGGTAACATTTGATGAAGGAATGACATGGGAAAGATATCACAGGAATATGGAAGAAAATAGGAGAGATAGAAAATGAGAGAATACACATACAATTATGACGCAAAACAAGCAACTGCCAATGAGGATTTACCTATATTGAAAATAACCAAATCATCTTTGATTGGTTCTTTCAAGTGGTGTCCAAAACAATATGATTTTAACTATCTACAGAAATTGCCTCAAGATACTTCTGAAGCAATGATGGCAGGTAGTATCATGCACAATGCATATGAGGATTGGTATAATGACTTTGATGTTAAGAAAGCAGAAACTATGTCTCCCTTGGAAATACAAGACTATGCCTTGAGCCTATTCCCAATTGATGATTATACTGATTTCTATCACACTATGGCGGCTTGGGAAACCAACCGTTTTATTGATTCTAGAAGTGAAGGAACTCTAGATTCATTTTTACCTGTAATAAATGAAGCGACATTGGATGCCGAAGTTGTCATCAGGAGAGATGAGTCTCACCTGCCTCTTCGTTATGACCATACAATTCATTTGCAAGGAATCATTGATAGGATGTTTGAGGAGGAGCAAGGATATGTTCCTGTCGAATTCAAAACAGGAAAGTGGGGAAAACACAAAGCAACTAGTATGAGAAAGGAAATGGCTTTCTACAAATGGTTGTTTGATAACACATCAAGGGAAGATAAGGTAAAACTAGGGTTGGACCCTGATAAAGAAATTACCCATTGGGCATGGTATTTCCCGAAGAATGATGTGTTCGTTTATGAGAAAGTAAAGAAGGTTTCAATGACTGGTATGCTAAAAAATGTAGTAGAGTTATTGAAAGCATATGAAGAGGAAACATGGGAACCGGAGTATAACGAAAGGACTTGTCCAGCGTATTGTAGTTATTACTCCATATGTGATGCCGCAGATAATGCAGGGTGGTTTGACATATGAATGGCATAGTCTCCGTTAGGTGTGAAGATTGTAAGCAAATCTTCGTTCCGCCGGGACAGAGATATTGCCAAGAATGCATTGAAAAACAAATAAAAGAGGAAGAATAATGATAGCGAAAAAAGTAAAAGAAATGTTAAGTGAAAAAGATTGGACGTTTGCAGATTTGCAAAACATAAATCTAGTAGTGCAAAGTATGGTAGGAGTTCTTAATGATGAATTATCTGCTAAAGATAAATTGGAGTTGGTTTGGGATAGTGAAACAAATCATGCAATGTCCTACAATACGTTAGATAACGAGCCAATACCAATGCCATTTTCAGCATTGTTCCAAGGTTTGGTCGAACAAGAACTAACTACTAATGTAATCGCCATAGTGAAAATAGAACTGATGAATGCGAATGTGAATTTTAATTACCAAAAGGAGGTAGATACCAATGAAGTTTCCGAGGGAAGTGTGGGCAGGAAGTCACCTAAGAAGGGCAAGACAACCAGCAAGAAAGATAGTAATGAATAGAGAAGAATTCAATGAATTCATAACATCCCATAATGGATTCATGAATTGCTATTCTACCATCTATGATTTTGCAGTAGTTAATGAGAATACCAAGATAGATTCATCTGTGATTCTTGATAGAATCTTCTTGGATTTTGATGCTCATGGTGAACCCCTAGAGAAAGCGCAGGTGGATTTCGCAAAGATTGCTAATACCCTAAAGAAAGATGGTATAATGCAACGAACATATTTCTCCGGTAAGGGCTTTCACATTATTGCTTACGGGGAATCAATGACGGGTGCGGAGAATATTAGAAAGATACAACAGTATTTCTACGCATTAGCAGAAGGTCATCCTACACTTGATAGTAGTGGAGTCCAAACTACTAGACTTCGTAGGATACCAAATACTCTCAACATGTCTTGTGAGAGATATTGTATTCCACTTCGGGAATCTGAGTGGTTTCTACCAATAGAAGATATTCTTGAGTTGGCTAAGAAACCAAGAGCATTTGACCCTGTAACAGGTGAAAGTCTGATTCAATGGCCGGATGTAGTTCCACTAAAGATGGCAGAAGTAGAGATTGAAGTACCCGAACCAATTGGTAGACTACCGATAGTTCCTTGTTTGCACAATGCAATTATGGTTCAGAACCCAAGCCATTCTGCTAGAGTTCATTTAGTAATGTGGTATAGAGACATCCTAGCATCGGGAGAAAGGTCAGTTCCTTATGAGCAACAAGATAGAATCATTGAGATGATTATGGATGAACTAGAAACTATTGCTGAACATGAGGATGTTTGGTTAGATTGGAATCCGGGGGTTACTAAGAAATATGTAACAGGCATGGTTCGCAAAGGATATCATGCGGCAGGGTGTCATACTCTGATGCAAGAGGTAGGATGTCCGGGTAAATGTTGGAGGTATGATGATGGCGAAGATAGTAATTGATAGTAGAGAAAATTCAGAATTGACTACTGAGGTTACTGACCTAGCCAAGGAAATGAGTATTCTAACTGAGAAGAAATGGTTAGAAATTGGTGACTATGTATTTGGAGACATTTGTATAGAAGCCAAATCATCCTTTGATTTTATGCAGTCTATTCACAATAAAAGATTGTGGAATCAATTGGACAACATGGATAGAGCATACCCGAATAACTACATTGTTTTGCATGGGTCTTTCAATCAAGGATACAAGGAGTTTGTATCGTATGTAAAAGACCCCAATTGGAAATTGAGAAACATGCGAACTGCAATGAAAAGAAAATATCTAGCATCAATTGGTAGAATATTGTTAGATTTAGATTGCACATTGATAGAGTGTAAAGACGCGAAACAAGCGGCTGAACGTATATGTTTGATGTGCAAGATGCAACCACATGATAGGGCGGTCTACAGTCCTAGCATGATTAGAAAGAAGAAGATAAGCACAGAAGATTTGAGAATTGATGTGCTATCTACAATCAAGGGAGTTAGTCATAAAAAGGCTAAAGCCCTAATTGATAGATACGGCTCCATAATGGAGTTAGGAGAAACCAAACCAAAAGAGATAGCAACCTTAGATGGTTTTGGAATCGTACTGGCAACAAGGATTCATCAGACCTTGAATGCTGAAGAAAAGATGGTGATATAATGGAAGAAAATGAAGATATGGAAATAGGAATAATTGACGAAGAAGATAGGCTATACTACGAGTCTCTAGGTGGAGGGGAACTAAAACCAAGGAGAACTAGTGTTTTGCCTAAAGCGGTGGAAGATTGTGTTGCAAGTGCATCTGAAGTCTCTAAGAATAATGAAGTCCCTGCGGCTCTCATTTACTATGGGATAATAGGAAGTCTCACTAAGGACATGGTAAAGATACCAAGCGGAAGAAGAAGTGAAGACACTCGGCCACATATTGTATGGCTACAAACTTCTGGAACGGGTAAATCAGAAATGATGAACTTTTACATTCCAGTTACTAACTATGTATATAGAGAACTGAATGAAAAGTTCGGAACTAACTTTGATGTGTTCGATGTTAAGGAAGTAACAGATGCGGCATTGATTGGTTCAGTAAACATGGTTGATGAGGTTGTTGAGGATGATGATGGTGGCACAAGAACAATGCGTGTGCCTGAAGTTATCCCCGGTGGTTTAGAAGGAAGCGGATTGTTACTCTATGATGAGTTTGAGAATTCGGGTGTCTTCAAACCTACACAACACAATAAGAACGTAATATTGTATCTGAATACTATGATGAACTCACTACATGGACACAATTGGGTCATTACGAAACAATTGCGAGAAGGTGGAGTATTGGAATGTCGATGCAGGAGAGGAATGATAGGCATGTCCTACATTCCTAATCAACTGCCAAAGATGATTGCTGATACGGGTATCTTCCAAAGGTGTTTGATGTTCATTAGAAAGGTTCCAATTGATGAGCAGAATGAGATGCGAAGTCAGTTAGCATATGAATTTGGAACTAGGAGTAATAGTGAACTTCCCGTTGTGCAGTTTGGCAACGAAATCATCAAGATATACTCTCAGTTAAAGAAAAGGTTTGACGAAGTAGGTGGAGATGCTTATGAAACTGTTAAGTTTGGAAAGGGATTCAATGATGCTCTTTACAACGAAACTTGGAAGTTTCAGCACTATGTTCACCGTACTAGACCTGCAATTATGGCTATAGCGAACAACTTCATCACTAGAATGCAAGTAACTATGGTAAGACTTGCAGTTTTGTCATGCGTTGTTGAATCAGCAACAATGAGGAAGAAGGAAATGAGGTATGTAGTGACAGAAAAGCACATCAGACAAGCCTCAAACCTAGTTCGACAATGCTATAAGTCTCTTGTAGTGTGGTTAGACCAGTCCCTAAAGGAGACAAGGAGTGAAATCAAGAACAAAACTTACGCAGAAGTTTTCATTAAGGGGTATCACTCAGCAATAAAGAAGGGACTTGCTAACGATAAAGGATTTGTTCACAAAACAAGGCTATTGAAGGAGGTTGAAGGAATAACTAAGAAAAGCGAACAAACTGTGTATCGCTATTTCCCTGATGTAAAAGATATGTTCTTGGAACAGAAGGTAAATGTTAGTTACTATCTCAAACTAAAACCGGAATTTATGAAGGAGGGTAAGAAATGAACTATAATGAAACGTATGAATACAAATACATGATTTTTGATGAAACATCGGGGCCAAAGGTGATTACCGAGGCTCTGAATAACGAAGGAGCCAATGGGTGGCTCGTATGTTCAACCATTGTTGTAGGTAATAATGGGACATCCAAGATAGTGAAGTGGTTTGTCAAGAAGAGTTTTGTGAATGCTCCCGACCCTGCAAGTTCCGAGAAGTCTAAGATTGCTAAACTGTGGTCAGACGAGGAATAGGCATGAGTGTTCTAGCGTTAGATATTGAAACCAAAAATTTCTCTCATGAAATTGGAGGTTGGGATAATACCCACATGTTCAGAGTGTCTACAGTATGCACTTGGGATGGGGATGTAGGAAACATATACATTGACAAATCTGTAGACGACTTGAAGAAAAGCAACGTCCAAGTAAAGCCATTGTCACAATTGAAGTTTGACCTAGATGACCATCTTCAGAAAGGTGGTAAGTTGTTAGGTCACAATATTGCAGGGTTCGACCTACGAGTTCTCAAAGATGCAATGGACATCTATTGTATCAAGGAATACTTCGATAAGAAAGCATACATAGATACTAGTTTCGCCTTGAACAAGGCTCACGGTGAAAGGTATTCACTCTCTAATCTTGTTCAGCATACGCTAGGTGCAGACAAACTGATGGATAGTGCTGATGCACCTGTAGTTTGGAAGGCTGGCGGTTATGCCGAAGTAGCAGAATACTGTCTGAAAGATTGTGAACTAGTTTACGACCTTTGGAAGTATGGTCAAGAGAACAACCTAGTGAAGGGGTTCTCAATAGAGGAAGGTATCGAGAAAGATTTGGAGGTGAATTGGTAATGGCTTTGTCCACATGGGAGATAATCGCGTGGTGCATCTTTGTCATCGGAATGTCCCTTCTATTCTTCGCCGCATTTGGTGGTTCCAAATATAGCGAGTCAGGAATAGATGAGTATATGGAACGACTGATTGATGAAGAAAACGCGAGGACTCCGTATGACCCTACGCGAAAGGTGTAAGTTCTGCGGAACAGACACTATTGCATTGAGGATTAGTGGACACTATATTGGCAGTTCAGAAAAAATCAAGATTTGGCAATGTAGAAAATGTAAGGGACTGTGGACATAGAAGGCCATAGGCAAAGAAAACGAAAAAAGTAGTGCGTGAAAAGTTCGGAAACAACCTACTTTTGGAAACTTCGCCTATGGTCTTCAAAAAAATTTCGCAAAATTTGAGTATGCAGATTTAGCATATGCGATTAAACTCCCACTTCAGAAATAAATGTTAATAAAAAGAACGAAAATCTGAGGGTATTTATAGTGTCAAATCAAAAATAAAAATCATAAACAATATTTTGACCCTAGAATTTAATTCCATAGATTTCCGAATTAAATTTCTTGGTTTTCTTTGCGCAAACTTTCCTAATGTAGAAATACTAGATGGTGTAGATTCTACACCAATGGATGTCGGGAGGAAGACGGAGTGGCTAATGAGAAAGATAGGCATATTGATTCGATGATGAAGAAACATCCTGATTGGGACTGGGAATACTGGGTGGCACAGGTCAAATGATTTACACCACAAGAATAGATTTCAGCATATTTTACAACCAAGGAGAGATGTATCGTGAGACAATGGGTAATTAAGAAACTTCTATCTTTCATGGGCAATACCTATGTTTGGTTAGATAGAAAACTCATACATGAAACAGGGCCAGTTCTCGGATTAGAAATAGATGGTGACTTTGAAACCATGAGTAGGAAGGAACTTTGTGAATACATAGAGCAGAGGTTCAAGGTGGAAGAAGACCACTTTTGGAAATTACATTCAACACAGAAAATTCGCTTCTGTTGTCAAATTGTTAGAAACAACGAACTAGGTGCATGATGGGTCTTATTATTGTCATGTCTAGTTTAACCGCACTAGGTAGTCTTTTCATATATTTAATTCTCCAAGAATGGAGATGGTTAAGTCAATTCAATGAATGAAGGTGAGTGAATTGGTGATAGACATGTATTTCGCAATTGCATCAATTGAAAATCTATCAATTACTATCCCATTCGATTTCTATGTTCCCTACCTAATGGTGCTTGGTATGGGTACAATTCTGTGGTTAGGACGACTCGATATCCTTGCCATGCGTTCTGCGAAAAAGCATTCTCTTTAAGGTGGGGTAAAAGCGATATTTAGAAAATGTATTTACAATGGGGTTTCATTTTGAGATTACTCGGTGAAGAATACAAATGCGCTAGGTGTAGGCGTAGAATGACTAGGAAATCATTCACTTATTGTGCCACTTGTGAGAGATTATATGGAAAAAAACTTACCACTCAAAAAAATTAAATTGACTAAGTTCCGTTGGTGGAACTACGATTTATTCTAAACATCTTCCATGTTGAAACAAACGCTCTGTCCGAAAGTAGATTTGCCTGACACATCAAGCGTATGGGTGAAAGAAGCAGTTGAAATATCATAAGCAGTTGAAAGGGTATATTGATGAACTGAATCAGAAGTGCTACCGAAGATGTATAGTTCTACTCCGGTGCTACTTATTGCACAACCATTAACGGTTGCTTCTTTAGCACTCACATCTAATGTGTTAATGTGACTTCCTGTAGTAATATCCCAAGCGGTGCTAAGTGTATATTCATGAATATCATCTCCTAGTTGGTCAGCCACATACACCTTAGTTCCGTTTTTGCTGAAACCTAACCCACCCGCCGCATTACTTTGGGAACTAGTTGAAAGATAACCATGATAACTGGCAGTAGATAGGTCATTGGCAGTAGACATATTCCATTGATGTATCTTATCACTACTATATCCTATGACATAAACACTAGTTCCATCTCCTTTGATTTCTAAACCATAAGGATGAAACTCCTTTCCGCTAATATCTAAGTCTTCTTGATGATTTAATGTTGTAATGTCCCAAGCAGTTCCTAAAGTGAATCTATCAATATGGTCTTGGCTATTACCTACAATGTAACCATGAAGACCATCGTGTGTAATAGCGAATTCTCTTGGTAATCCGTCACCTGTATCTGCATCTGTATTCTCATATACCGCAGTATAAGATGCAGTTGACAAATCCCATGCAGTTGATAAAGTATATTCATAGACATTATCATCACCTAGTGCATCCATAAGATACATCTTCGTTCCACCAGTAACGACAACAGGTGTATCAGAACCATCAGCATCACCTTGTGCTATTGTTCCTAATACAATAGGTAGAACCATACTCAAGCACCTATTGCCAACCAAGCAGATGCGCTAATAGCAATGACCGTAACTGCCTTGTATCGGCTGGTAATTGTGATATCATTCGTACTGCCATTTATCGTATCGCTACCATTAGCAGAAATAGTAATTGTTCCTGTTGAATCGTTGTAGATAATTTGTTGCTCACCTGCGGTTGGTGTTGCTTGAAGGCTTAGTGTGCAAGCAGAAGTGCAATGTAATAACCTACCTGCATGAGTGACACCTGATAGATTCGTGTTGCTAGATATAGCAACTATCTCAGTTCTAGTTATTGCACCCGCACCTTGCACTTCAAATGCTATTTCAGGAGCAGTATTGTTTATACCAACATTTCCTTCAAAAACAGCCGCAAATTGATATTGGTCTGTTCTATCGTTCTTTACATGAAGAGTAGGATTATCTACATATTGACTGTCATCGTGCATATAGACCAATGGAGTAGATGTGCTTGAATCATTCCTATACACTTTCAAACCGTGAACTGCTCCATCAGTTTGCTCTATCTCCAATTTAGCCTCCGGTGCAGTAGTGCCTATTCCGACCCTCATCGCACTTCCATCTAACATCATCAAGTCATCATTAGCGGCATTCATTCTGAACCGTATGTCACCATCATCTGTTTGTTGGTCAATGTAAGATGCCGCACCTCTATGGAACATCAAAGCATTGTTTCCAAGTTGAGTGTAGAAATCATCTGCTTGTAGTCCTATTTGTATTGTGCCGTTATCCACATTCAATAGAGTCTCAGGACTACTAGTTCCTATTCCGATTCGTGAAGTGCCAGCATTACAATAAAAGACATCTGCGGCACTATCAGAATTCCAAGTCAGGTCTATGTCATCCTGTTGTGTGTTTAATTCAATCTGCCTAGAAGCCGCTCGTAGTCTCATGTATTCCTGCTCATCGGAATTTGCCTCTGTGAGTTTGAATACTAACTCCCCACCATTAGATGCCGCAGTAGCATCATCGTTATGCATGGTTATCCTACCATACTCTTGCTTGTTCCCAGCATCATCTCTACCTGTGAAGACTAGACTTCCCATGTGGTCGTTATCTGCGGGTGAAGCAGTATCTCTGAAGAATTCCAATATTGGCCCATCAACTGCGTCTGCATTATTATTAGAAAGAATGAGAGTAGCCGTGTTAGATGCATTGTTCTTTATCGTAGTTGATTTAGTCTGAGCATCTATCGTTACAGTTCCATCAGCATTTACTACCATGCTTTGTATTCCTGAAATATCGTTTACGCTGAAGATATCCCCACTTGACATAGTGGGACTCATTGCAAATACTTGCCCTTCTATTCCCTCAAAGGAAAGAGTATTGTCATCTAACACCCTCAGATACATGGGTGAGTTATCCTTCCCTACGAATTTAATCTCAGGGTGCGTAGTCGCTACGCTAGTATTGGGCGTTATTGTAATTATCTTGTCACTATCTGCCATAATATCACAATCCGAATTGACTCCTAGAAGCGGCGTAGTTCCTCTTCACTTCACCAGCAGTAAGGGCGGTTTTATAGATTCTCACCTTAGCAATCTGTCCTACATACTGATTTGCCTGTGCGCCACTAGCCGCACTTTGACCTCCTATTATCCAATCTGTTTGGTCTGCATTGTATAGCGAACCTGCGGCATTGACATCGCCGGGGTCAAAAGATTGACCTAGTTCACCATTCTTGTATATAGCCATCAAGACATCATTCTCGTATGTCATCACCACATGATTCCAAGCGTTGTCAGTTAGTGCTACGGTTCTCTCCTTTGTTGTTACTGAGTTGTCTGATGCACGAACCCTTACCCAAGCACTAACAACTCCATCAGTAGGATACCTCCAAAGACCAAGCGAGCCATCATATGCCCCTCTACTTACAATACTACCTCGGTATGAATTAGTCCAATTAAGAGTAGAGTCGTAGTATATCCAACATTCAACTGAGAATGGTTCTGCGAAAGTAGTAGGATACGCATTGTAGCCTGTGTTGATAGATTGGCTATCGAATGAGAATGTCCCATCAGCCGCATGAGTCACGGATTCTGTTTCCATAGAGTTATCACCACTACCAGCATGTGCAAGACCTGCTAGACTGAAGAAAGATTTACTCCTAGTTGATGCGCTATTATATCCGTTAGTTGGTGTGGTTCCTCTAACTAATTGTAGAGGGTCGTCATCAAATTCTGATTGGGGAATCCACGGTGTGCAAATAGTCCCTGCTTCTAATTGAGGGGCGCAAAGATACATTCTCTCAATATGAGGGTCTGATTGAAGACTACCATATCTATGGCTCATACTATCTGAATCATTATCACTATCCGTAGTATATGCTGAATCCCACTTTAGCCTAACCCATCCTCTTTCGTCTGCTAGATTCTCATTTGCACCTGTTAGTAGATTGTATGAAGAATCAGTTTCTCCATCCGGTGTAAAGTATTTCCAAGTTCCTGTGACTCTATCACTCTCGCTATTGTCTGCGGTGTAGTATCTAATATATGCACCAGTTTTGTCTGTTGTCTTCACATATACAGAATAGGAATAAGTCGTGCTATTTCCCTGTGGCGCGTAGTCTCCGTAGGAATACCAATAGCCACTTCCGGTTCCATCATCTTGAAACGAAACAACAGGAGCAACAACACCTACAGGTGGAGGACAACTATTCCATTCTATTGCGGCAGTATAACCTTTTGACCAACCATCATTTAGATTCTGATTTGTTATCACATTTGTTCCGGGTTTTCCCTTATGCGACTTCTTGTTGTATTGGTCTAAGCAGAACAACAAGTTATCCTGTTGAGGAACCAAAGCACCACCACTCACTCCCATTATAATCCGAATCTCCCTCTTGCGGCGGCAAAGTTGTTCTTAACCTCGGCAGGTGTCAATGCTACGTTGTAGACTCTAGCAAATCCAATTTCACAAAAACTCTCCCAAGCATTGTCATCATAACTATCCAACCCTAATGAAAGTAGGTTATCAGAATCATAGACTATTACTAGTGCTTCATTATCGGCATCATAGATATCTGCGGTGTTATCATTATCGGGATTATCGTAGTCAGTCTTATCTTCACCATTCAAGAATAACGTTGCTTCTATTCCATTTCCAGCATATGAATAAACAACATGACACCATTTGTTGAGGACAATGTTATCGAAGTCTGCTTCTGTGCTAGTGGAACTAACCCAACGATGTGCGCTAGGGTATGTTCCAAGTGCGCCCTTTATTCTAGTAGGTGAAGAAGTAGTCCACATACCCCAACCACGATAGTTCTGTCCACCACTAGATGCACCTCTATTGTTGAAGAAAGTACCCGGCCCATCCTCCTTTATCTTCACCATTACCTCAATTGTGAATTCATCCGTATATTGGAAATCCATACCGGAAATTATCGCACTTGCCTTTATTTGGTCATCTGCTCCATCGAAGGTAAAAGCAGGTGCAGTATATCCTACGCCGTTGTTTAATGATAATGAAGTTCCTGTAATACTATCATAAGCAGTAGTGCCACTACCCGAATAGCACTTTCTGTTTTCAGCATCTAAATTGAATAGTATTCTATCCGGCAAAGAAAGTGTTCTACCGTTAGAGAAACCCATCACTCTTCCTCCGCATATTCTATGTTTGGACTTTCTTTTACAGTTCTCATACTTCTCTCTAATTCCTCATTACTTGGGTTTCTAGGAGTCCACAAATCATAACTTAATATCTCTCTCATTTGCTCATGGCTCAATGGGCCTGTGGTATTCTTACACTTAGATAGGAATGAGGGTTTGGTGAATGCTCTATTACAACATTCGCACTTGGACTTCCATTTTACGAAAGTCTGTGTCTTCTTGTTATTGTATCTCAGCGTATCTACTGAGGTTTGTTCTACCTTATCGAAATCAATGTGCTTTACATCTGATGCTCTAATCACCATGTATTTCATCATGCATCACCATCCCTGTATCTGTATGCATTTGTTATCTGCAATACTTCTGCGGCACTAAGTTCCCTGTTGTAGCATAGGAAAACACCCATCTTGGCATCCCAACCACTTGTGTATTCATCAGTTGCCCCTATAGTGAATGCTTCTGAATTTAACGTTGGACACGCACCCGCATTTGTCCTAGACGCTACTTCTATTCCATCTCGATATATCTTCATTGTTGCACCATCGGCTGATTTAGTAAAAGCATGAACCCAAAAATTATTGATATGACTACCTATATCGCTACTAGTGTTTAGCCTACCACCCCCACTAGAAGTAGATGTAGAGCCGTTGGTATCGAAATAGATGTAGCCATTACCCCACGGTAAATGTATTGAATATCCTCTTGATGCTCCACCGCTTAATCCTGAACCCATAGGAAGTTTGAATGCACCTTTACTCGTTAGCGAATCATTAGTGCAATAGAAGATAAAAGAAGCACCACTCGATGAATCTATTCCAAAACTGTTTGCGGCAGGGCCAGTAAACATTACTGCATCTAATGAATCAGGTTGCCTATATCCACCAACACTAGGTTGAGCATTGAAGGTAGGTGCAGACGCACAAGTGAAATCTCTACCATTGCCACTTACATCAAACCAAGTAGTTCCACTACCCGGATATGACTTAGGATTAGATGCGTCTAAACAAAGTTGTAGTCCTGATTGTGGGATTCTTGGGCCATAGTGCATTCACTTTCACCAATCCCTACATGCCATACATCTAGGAGAATTGTCTCCTCCTTTGCAACTAGAGCATTTGTGTCTAGCCCTGAATGATTTTCTTCGCTTACCCTTCCTCTTTCCTGAGACAGTAACTCCCTTTTGTCCCCAATGAACTCTCTTGTGTCCACCCTTACCATCTGATACACACTTCATCCATTTCTTTCCTTTAGAAGTAGAAGAGGTTTTTTTCGTTGCTCTAGTGCATTGGCCGGATTTACATAATACATTTTTCCAAGTCATATTATCCTCTCCTCTCAAACCAACCGTGAAGTCCCTTATCTTCTTCTCTACTAAACGTTCCAGCCTTTCTTTTCTTAGGTTTTCCGCCTCTTCTCTTGTAGTCTTTACAAGCAGAACAGGTTGGTCTACATCTTCTTTTTGTTCCTTTCGATGCATCCTTTCTACCACAAGGCTCTGTACCTTCTTTGTCATCTTCACAAGAAGAACAACTTACCCATTCCTTCCAAAGGTCATCAGACTTCTTCTCACTATTTCCCCAATTAGCAGCACCTTTCTTTCTGCATTGGACTAACGCTCCTGAAGCATAAGCAGAAGGCCACTTCTTGTATCGGCTTCTTACCTTACGGTAGCAAGCATCCTTCTCCTTCTTGAGTTCCTCAAACCACAACGTCATACTCTACCTCCATTTTGTCAACGTCCTTTCTCTCTGCCTGTATGAAGTAGAAGCAGTCTATTGGAGTATCAGTCTGTGTTCCCACATACACCTTGTTGTCCTCTATGTGGTCAACGTATATCTGTTGGAATCCCTTGTTAGGTGTTAGTTGAACCGTGATTGTATCCTCATCAACTAGACCTAGCCAGTAGTCGGGTAGTTCTATTGTATCTCCCTCTAATCTACCTCTGATGTAGACACCGTGTTCCGGTCCCTCAAGAGAACCGTGATGCAATCTCTTTCCTTCTTCTGTTGGATGTTCTATGTCGAAAGACTTGGTAGCCGCAGAGAATGCACCTGCTACTGTAACATCACCACCGGAAGCAATGGTCATCCTAGCAGAACCCGCAGTAGTGAAAGTCTGAGTATCCGTTGTGAAACTAATCATATTGTTTGTGTCACCACTATGAATAATGTGGTCTGCTACGGTGATACTACCTGCTACATCTAACAGAGTTACAGGGCTTGTAGTGCCTATTCCAAACTTCCCTGCCGACTCATCGAAATAGAATCCTGTTGCGGTGTTTGTCCCGTATATGTGGAAGTCCCTTGTTTTGGTGTCAAGGTTGTTAATGCCGCTAAATGCACCAAACTTCATCCATGTAGTATCAGAAGAATCCATGTCTCCTAGTCCTAACCAAGCACCACTTGAAGCGGCCTGTAGCGTAGCGGCATAATTGTCAGTCGTATCCCATGCTCTAATTAGGGGGTCAGTAGCGGTCTTGATAACTAACTCTTGGTCAGCATCATCTAGGTAAATTCCTGACTCGACCATACCGTTGATTAATTGATTATTCACATCAACTCTCAGTTTCTTTCTGATTGTAGGAGACAAATCGTGAGAGTCGCTTTGTCCGTCATTCGTTGGGGTTGTTTCTCCGGCATTGGTGTCCTTGAACTCAAAGACGCAATTGGTGAACATGGATATTAGGTTGCAGGTTCTTATCTCCCAATTTTCATCCCTTCTCATATACAAACTTGCAAAGGGCATACTCAAACTTGTGCCGGAGTTATAGACCATCTTGAAGATAGAGTCTCCATCAGGCGAAGCAATACCACCTCCGTCTGTGCTTTGGGCAAGACCATCTATGACGAATTCCTTTGTCCACCAACCTGAGTCGCCTTGAATCCCATACTCACCACGCACATACATATCGAAGTTTATTCTTTGAATACCCCTTCCGACAACTTGGAATCTCGCGGCGAAGTTCTTGTATTGGTTTGAGTTTGTTGCGCTCATCGTGTTGTTAGGAGTCCATCGGAATACCTCATACCAATCATTACCCTCCGTACTTCCAGTATCACCAAGATGGAACGAGTTAGCACCATAGCCGCCTTCTGCTACTCCCGGTCCATTTAGAACACCATAGACGTTTACATCCTTGTTGTCTTGTACCCTCATAGCCAATTGCTGGCTTGCATTCACATCGAAGTCTATTGCTGCCGCCGTTGAGCGTGAGACTATGTTATTGGTTGTTGAAGTAGCAGTTCCATCTGCATTACCGTAAATCGTTATCGGATTATGGTTTCCGCCTTTTATCGTAGGCGCACCTGTTGTGGAAAATTGAAGAATTGATGGATAGACTGTAACGGCGGCATCCTCTATCTTTACCCTACTACCACCATTAGTTTTCAGAGTAATTGGTGAAGAACTACCCGCAGTAGTTATGTCTAATCCACTACCAGTTGTAATGAGTCTAGCATCGAAGTCATCATTAGTTCCATCGTGATTGCTCATGTCTATGTATGCGCCATTATCACCATGAAGTTCCATTCTAGCAAATCCGCCAACGTCAATCTTCAACATACCACTTGGGTCATATGTCAATGTAGATTCTACAGAAATCTCATCTGCATCTTTGTATGTCAATACACCGTTAGCAGTTGAACCATCATAGGAAAGTCCATCTCCAGTTGCAGATGAAACTGTATTTAATTGAGTTTGTATGTTAGAAGTTACACCATCTAGATAATCAAACTCAGTAGCAGTCACACCTGTTGCGTGTAAAGTATCAAGATAGTTTAACTCAGTAACACTACCAGTATATCCATCTAATACATTCAGTTCAGCAGGTGTAGAAGTAATAGCAGTTGTAGTTGCGGCGGCTAATACTGGAATATATCCACCTTGATTGATTAGATACTGAGTATGGTCAGAAGTCGGGTCTACAATAGATAATGTGGTTTCATGGGAATCAGCAGTTGCTCCTTCAAACACTATCGCATTAGCCGCTTCCATCGTTACTGTATTTACGGTAGTAGTTGTTCCTGATACAGATAAGTCTCCTGTTATTGCTACGCCAGCAGAAGTAGTTTCAAACTTCTTAGAATTGTCATAATACAATTCTACATTGCCATCCTTGTTTACCTCAATACCCTTGTCACTACCCATATTGAACTGTATGGTTGCACCATCAGCATTCTTGAATATCATCGAGGAATCTGTAGCCGCATCATGAGTTATGCGTGTATGTGAACCATCAAAGTCTACATCTAAAGCCCCACCTAGAGTAATTTTACCATCGGAAATGGCTACATTTCTATTTGCACCTGTGACAGTTAAATCTCCTGTTCTTGCTAAGGACATTATGTCTGTTCCAGCCGCGTTTCTAAAGAGGAAGGAATCCGTATCTCCATTGTCTCGTAGAACGAATCTTAGGTTTCTGTTGTTTGGGCCGATAATATCAGCATATATATCTGAACCTGCATGGTTCATTGTAAGAGAGCCAGTAAATGAAGCAGTTGAATCTCCTATTAATGCCGCTTCAACTGTTGTAGAACCATTTGCATTCATAGTCAAAGCATGATTCTTTGCTGCCTGTCCAGTATAGAATTTAGTTGCACCATAGGCATCATGCTCAAGGTAGAAATTACTATCTGTTCCTCTTTGACTTTCAAGATGAAGAGAGGCAACCGAAGCGTCATCTGTATCGTCAGTATTTGTGACCTTCAAGGAAACGCTATCCCCTGCCGCCGCACCACTTACATGAAGAAGTTCATCAGCAGTAGTTGCACCTATTACGACTTTACCATCAGAAGCGATTCTCATTCTCTCAGTAGCCGCAGAATCACTTGCTGCACCTCTTGTGGAGAATGACAAAGAACCAAGATAACTCCCTGCTGAATCCTCTCTTGCAGTTATTCTAGTGGATGGGTATGTGCCTGAACCCCAATGAGATATACCAAGATGTGTGATACCAGCAGTTGAACCACTATTACCAGCAGTATTTCCTACCCATAAAACATCCTTATCATTAGTAGCACCAAGAGCAACTAAAGCATCGCCATCATAAAGTAAGTTTGCTTCTCCTTGGAATGTGTCTGTACCTGCGGCGGTAAGAACACGGTTATTTGCACCACCACTCATAAAGTCAGATACGTCTACTGCAATAGTAGCAGTTGACCCTTCCGCCGCAGTATGAGTAACATCTATTCCCGTCCCGGCAGAAACATCAGTCATGTAGTTTCCAGTAGTGTCAGTTCCTAGTGCTACGCTATTAGCGGCAATTGTCAAAGCCCCACCTGCCGCAATTGTTGCATCTCCACTTACATGAGCGAAAACACCATCAGCAACGTTAGCCATAGATACTCTTTTCTCGGTTCCATTATCAGAAACCATAAATTCATCTTGAGTCGTATGAGGTGCTGCATCCAATTCATTGAGAGCATCAATATTGACTCCTATTGTTAGTGAAGCATTCGTAGATGTATTGTCTCCTGTTAGGTCTATTGCTGGTCCCGCAACAATTCCCAATGGGTCATTAGCACTATCTGCGACAATATCAGTTGCCCCACTTACAACATTGCCACCAGTTGCGGCAGTTAGATTAATTTGCTTGAAGAACTTTAAGACACCAGCCGAACCATTATCTGTTGCAAATTGCGATAGTTCTGATAGAGTCATCTTTACCCAAGTTCCTGAACCTCCTCCACCATCAGCATCCCATACCATAACAATATCACCTGTGTTGGCAGTTAGTGTTGAACCACCTCCATCGTCAGTCATGTTGGTTAATGATGTTGGACTTGCTACTGAGAAGGTAGTTCCAGCAAGAGCAATCCCTAGACCAGCAGAATAAGTTGTATCAGCAGATGCAATGGTAATAGAACCAGCACCATTTGTAATTGTAGTATTAGCCCCAGCAGTTAATGTAGCGTCCTTCCAACCATTGACACTATCATAAATCAATAACTCTCCATCAGATAAAGAACCTAAATCTGTATCGTGAAGATTGGTCATTGAAATATTGATATTAGCAGAACCATCGAATGCTACACCCGCTATATTCTTAGTAGCGGCAAGTTTTGTAGCAGTAGCAGCATTACCTGTTAATGGCCCTGTAAATCCAGTAGCAGTTAACATACCAGTTCCAGAGTTATATGTTATTCCCGCATCTGTCTTAGCCGCTAGACTACCTGTTGCACTATCGAACAACGCAACATATGATGAAGTATCTGTGGAATCTACAACTGTTACGGTCGAAGCAAGTGTGGAAGTATCAGCATTGCCTGTAACGTTTCCAGTTAATGCACCGATAAATGTCCCGGCCTTTAGAGTGGCATAGTTACTACCCCACTTCATTTCCATTTGATTGTCACTTGCTTGCCATTGGAAAGTTATGTCGTCACCAGTTCCTCCTTCTAATGTAATACCTGTAGCGTCAATTATTTCACTAGTTGAGTTTCCAGAACCCAATACTATGTTCTTATCTTCTACTGTAAGAGTAGCGACATCTAATGTGGTTGTTGCTCCATTTACAACAAGGTCACCTGTGACTGTTAAATCACCACCAGTTGTAATAGCAACTCCATTTCCGATTGTGGTAGCAGTATCTATCTGTGGTAGTCTTGCTTCTAGATTACTAACGGTTACGTCAACATCTGTGTTAGTTACCTTAGCATCATTGAGTGCAGTCCTAGTTTCTAGTTTCTGCATTGCGGCTAGGATAGTATCTGTTGCCGCTATTGCTCCACCAGTTCCAGTTCCAAGGTTTGTAAGTGCCTTACCAGTTATCGCAGTAGCCGCAGTTGCGTTATTTAATGCAGTAGTCGTAGTGAAGTTTGAATCATTTGTGTATGCTGACAATAGAGGATTAACGGTGAATGTCAGGTCATATGGGTCAGCATCCGTACCGTTGTCAACATCTGTCCAGTTTATTGTAAGAAGACTTGAAGCAGGTACAAACTTAATTTCCTTAGAATCAGCAATTGTAAGTTCTGTTCCATCTCCGTCTTCTAGTTGGAATGTAGTAGAGCCTGTAGCCGCACCACCTACGCTATCTACATATGCCTTGATTGATTTTGCAGAGGCTAGTGAGTCATCATTAGCACTTACACCATCAGCGAAGTTTGTCTCAAACGCCGCTACATCTGAAAGCCCTGTAACTGATAGAGAAGTTAGATATGTGTTGGTGTCTACTGAATAACTACCTGCACTAGTCCTCTTCAAGAAACCATTAGATGTGAAGTCACCATCCATCAATGCTCCTGCCGCCGCGACATTAGTAGCATCAGTAACATCAGCACTTGCTTCAATAGCATCTAACTTAGTTATCTGAGTCGAAGTCACTAGACCAGTTTGCGAAGAAGTAGCATTCGGAATAGCAGATGTGTATTCCACGTTTGGCTTATTGAGAATCTTAGCGTCACCACTAGAAGCACTCCAATCAGATTGTACGTTTACTTCCGCACCTGCCGCTATGCCACTCAGTTTGGTTCTCTCTGCGCCACTAATTATTACTCCACTACCTGCATCGGTGATTCCATCTATCTTAGCAATGGTAACCGCATCGTCTACAATTTTAGCAGTAGTAACCGCATCATCTATTATTTTAGCAGTAATTACCGAATCTGTTGCTAGTTTTCCTGAAGTGACTGCATTACTGTTTATCTTACCAGTTGTTACACCGAGGTTAGCAATCATTCCAGTAGCAATAGTCTGCGAATCTCCGGTTGTAACTACTGTGCCTGTAATGTCAGGAAGAGAAATTACTCGGTCAGCAGTCGGGTCTATAATGCGAAGAGTAGTTTCGTGGTCATCACCAGTTGCTCCTTCAAAGACGAGAGCATCTTGAACGTTAATTTCTGTTTGATTAATGGTAGTTAGAGTCCCATCTACGAAGAAGTTACCCCGGACCCTAACAGTAGTATCATTGCCAGCATCCCCAAGATAAAGAGTGTCGCTCTCATTAAGAAGTCCAAGAGCAGCCACCACATTTGCTTTATCGGTAACATCTGCTTGGGCTTCTATCGCCGCCAGTTTATCAAATTGGTCGTCAGTCATTAGACCGTGAGCATCAGTTGTAGCGTCAGGTAATGTTGCGGTTATGGTGTTGCCATCCCTAGTATTCAAAGTTAGAAGACCTTGATTGAAAGAAGAACTAAGGATGTTCTTAGGCCAAGCATTGCTTGAGAAAGTTAAGGTATCAGAACCTTCATTGACACCTATACTAATTCCTAATGAGCCACTAAAGTTTACATCAGAAAAGTTAGTGTTTTGGTCAATAATTTTCAAAAGATGTGTGTTAGTGTCATCTGTACCTTCTACTTCCATTGTGTATTCTAGTTGCACACTTGCCTTTGAATCGACATAATCCTTAATGGACTTAGCAGAAGCCAAAGTATCGTGTGAAGCACTAACACTATTTAGAGCCGTATCTAGAGAACCAATTCCTGTTAAGTCCGATACTGAAACCGAAGACAACTTACTGTTTAGTTGAGTTTGTATGGATGATGTTACTCCATCTAGGTATCCTATCTCAGTTGCACTTACCCCACTAACCCCATCTAAGATGTTTATCTCAGCCGCAGAAGCAGTAATGCTTAGGTCAGATAGGCTCTCAACCTTTGCCGCTAAATTAGAAACTAGGTTAGTTATCTTGCTTTGTGCAATTGCTCCTTGCAATTGTGAGTTAGAAACACCAGCAGACTTAATCATCACATTACCGGAACTGATGGTAAAATCATCTGTATCGAATTTGGCAATTCCCTTATTGCTTGTAGTAGCATCTTCACCTGCTATAGTGAGTGTTCCAGCAGAATCATCGTAGGTTGTAGTTATTCCTTCTCCATCTGTAATTAGAGCATTGACTCTATCATCTACTCTTTCATCTGTATAGTAGAGGTTTGTGTTTTCTGATAAATCTCCTGATGTTAGTGTTAGTGACCCACCAAGATTTACTGCACTTCCATTGATAGTAACTGCTGAATTAGCAAGTTTAGCGTTAGCAATACTTCCAGCAAGTTGTGCATTAGTCACAGAAATATTAGAAACATTGCTACTCCAGTCAGCACCAGCAGTAGCACTAGCGGCAATTCCATCAAGTTTGGTTTTGAGTGTTGAGGTAAATACTTTGTTAGTAGAGCCATCTGCAATCTTATCTGCGCTAATGGCGGCACTATTCGATACATCTGCATTTACTAACTTGGTAGCAACTGCGCGGTAAGTCGAAGATATGTCCGGTATATCAGATGCAATTATCTTGCTGAATAGATTTGCTGGATTTATTCTTCTCAATCCATTAGTAGCATCATCATACATAATGAAATCTGCACTTCTATCCATTCCATTTTCAATAGTTAGTCCATCAATATCTACCTTGATAGTAGCACCTGTTCTATCTAGGCCATCACTTATTGTCAGACTAGGTTCTTTGCCTGAAAGGGCAGAAGTCAATCCACTAATTTTACTTTGAGCAATTGCCGCACTACCATTGATATGTGCATTGACTATTTCTCCATCGTTTATTTTGGCAGAAGTAATTGCATCATCTGCAATCTTAGCAGTAGTTACTGCATTGTTAGCAATAGTAGTCGCACCATCGGCACTTGATGTTACATCTCCTGAGTGATTAGGATGAACATACTTGTTGGCATCGGTAGCCCCGGTAAATCCTAGATGCCCAAGAGTCATCGTTCTTTTTGTCATTGCAGTAATATGACCAGTAGCATTAGTCTGTATCTCAGATACAACCTCAGCATTGGAAGTGTCTAAGTTAGTTGTAGCATAATTCGGATGCGTATATTTTCCTGCATCTGCTTCTGCTTGTGTAATGATGTTATGATAATTTGCACCATCATTAGTGAATTCCCATCTATCAGTTCCCTCGTTCCATCTTAGTAATACGTTAGTTGAATTCCCTCGTTCTACTTCTAACCCTGCATTTTCACTTGGAGTGTTTGCTGAGTTACTATTCAGCATTATGATATTATCTTGTAAAGATACAGTCTCGGTATTAATTGTAGTAGTAGAGCCACTTATGGTTAAATTCCCACCTACAACTAAATGACCTGCAAATGAAGCAGTATCATCACTTTGAGTTCCGATAGAGAAGTCTCCGCCAAAATCTGAATTTAACCGGGACTTTAGATTGGCTATGCTAACATCTGTATCTGTATTGGTATCAGTTTCATGTTGGTCAATCATGCTCTTGATATCAGCAGGTGTGAATCTTTTGATAGTAGTAGAATTGCCAGCAGTTCTTTCTGCTGAAGATACTTGGGCTACTCTAGCATTGTATGCAGTTTCTATCTCTGCATCTGTTTGGTCAGCAGTAGCACCACTTTCAGGGTCAGAAGACCAACTGTATAGCGTATTGATATCTGACTTGGTTTGGTCAGCAGTTGCATTTGCTTCAATCCCATCTAATTTGGTAATCTGTGTCTGCGTGGCTAATCCTGTCTGACTAGAAGTAGCATTAGGTATTGCAGACTGATATTGTATGTCTGATGTAAGAGCAATGGTTCCTGTTGAAGAAGGTAGAGTTAGAGTGGCTCCTCCCTTTGTAATTGTCCCTGCCGCATTTATCCTAACAGTTTCACTTCCACTATTTAGGATACTTAATCCTCTAGCAGTTTGAGCATAACCAAGAAATTGCACCTTTCTATTTATTGCGTCATTATCACTACCTGCTAGATATTTGACAATGGCTACAGGGATATCCCCTGCGGTCAAAGCAGATACCTTTGCGGTAGAGGAACTTGATGCTCCTGTTCTGATTTTAGTTGTATTTGCTGAATCAACTACAATCACGGCATACCAGTCATTACCTGCTCTTGCCGCCGCAGTTGTGGTTAGGGAGACTGCGCTAATAGAAACTAGAATTCCATCTCTGATAATTTTACCTGCATCAACCCCATATGTCGTATAACTGCCGCCATCTGATTGGTCAATGTCAAAACCGCTTATGACTCTATTATCTGCTAATCCTACGTTTAGCGCATTTATTATGCCACTATGGATATTATCCGTTCCGTCTACTATTCTTGTGTTTGGAGTGGTAGATAGTGTAGATAGGAACCCCGGATTTGAATTAGTCATCATGCCACCTCTATTCTAATAGTCAAAGTTAGTGTGTCAGCATTCGCCACTATCCCTGTGTTTGTGAAGGTGACTCGGCTCAAGAGGGTATCGGAAGTGTCGAAAACACCTAATTCCGAAACTCCATGATTTCCCAATTCAGAACCAAGGAAATCTACAGTCCAAACTAAGTGTGAACCTATTCTTGAGGGAGTAACGCTCTTCTGTGCTACATATGCATCTAAGGCATCTTGTGAAGCCGCCGTAGCATCTCCACCATTACCCACTTTCACAACTGTATATGCCGCCGCAATTTTACTCGCAACATCGTCTTTACCTGTATTTACTATCATTGTCTTAATCCTCCGTATTCATCTTGCTCAAAGAACTTACTGCCGTAACTCTTCTTAGTCACTAGACTATGCTCAAACCCAACTTCTTCTGTGAAGCCAACTAAATCATCAAAACCCATGTTTGAGTTATATGATAATACATTTGATGACCCCACTATCTCATACGAAACACCTACAACATTAATATTCATATCATCGAAAACGAATGTACCACCCGATACTTCTACAGTATTTCTTTTGAACAGGCTAGTGCTAACATCTCCTTGTGACATATTTATTTCAGAAAGTCTTTCGGCAATAGTTTTGTCAAAGGTTCCAACAGTCATTTGCAAAGTACCAGCAAGGACGTTTTCTATTTCAAACACAATGTAATCATTGGCAGGAATATTGTGGTTGGGGAATTTCAGTCTCAGTAAATCTCCGGCTTCAATCAATTCCAATCCTTCTTTTTGTATGTTAATGCTAATCTTTCTCAAATCATCACTATGTAGCATTAGTAGTTCATTCGCCCTAGTTTCTGCTTCGGTCTTTGTTTTGATTGTAGAATCAACTACCCTTACTTCTCTAGTCTCTCCTTTAGTGGGCCTTTCTACTGTGTGGGTTACTCTATCTCCAATCAGAACAATGCGATTTGCTTTATCGAATAATGATGTATTGGTCGATACTGAAAGTAGTTTATCAGATTCAGCATAACTTAGAGAAGCCACACGAAGATGCTTGGTATCTTCTATATCTCTAACTGTCACCTTTCCATTCTTAACATCATAATCCATTCCCTTCTTAACCAATAATGCATTCAATGTAGAATACACGTTGGTATTATCAAACTTAAGGGCCGAAACAAATGTATCATTATCCCAAAATACTATCTCATCATACTGAGAAGGGGTATAGTATCTCTTCGCTAGAGTGATTACTGCGTTAGAAACATTAGTAACCTTTCCAAGTAGATGGCCAGTATGGGTGTAAAGAATATCATCATTAGATATTCCTTGGACATTGCTTTGGCAGGTTACACTTGTGGAGGTGCTACTTGCTACGATGTTTCCGGTGGGTGTAACGAAACTCTTTGTGGCATCATAGTCTAATCCTACTGTGCGAACAATGTTTTCAACTTCTCTTTTGACCTGTGCGCCAATAGTGTATGTTGTTCCGATATGGCATGTAGTCGGCCTCTGTAGTTTGCTTTGTCTGCCTAGTCGCATTTCTATTACTTCTGCACATGAGACTACTCCATTCCCATTTAACGTACCACCGAATTTTAAGGTCAATGATGATTCAGTAGCAACAGTAGGACTAGTGACAAACCCTGCTGAAGGGTCACCTAATACTGGTCGTTTAATAGAAACTGTGACCATCTTAGTAGTAGAGTTTTCACCATCAGTAAAATTCATTTCTAATCTTTCTCCGTGTGTAAATCCAATTATGGTCTGACTAGCAACTCTTCTCTCTAACGAGTTGTCTGTGTCAGCAGTAATAGTAGAATCAATATCTAGAAGAAGATGCATCTGATAAGCAGATTCTTGATAGTGGAAATCAGTATCTCCATCCGATTCGCCGGTCTTGAAATTGACTGCGCGTTTTACTGGTTTCATTACATTGAATTCTATGTAGTCCCTATGTTCATTAAATGTGACTTCATCTATCTTCATCAATCTGTAAAATGGACATCCACTTGCAGAAAGCATTTGCCCGTCTACTACAATGGTGTGTTGTTCAAAGGCAGAAGTTGTTGGGGCTTGAGAAACAGTATGGGAAATAATTTTGACGATGTTTGATGGTATGATTGGGTTTTTGCTATTTCGTAGATTCACATCATTAGCACTATTGAAATTAGCACTTGAGTCTGCTTGTGTTCCCTTTTCAGATACTAGGTAATAGTTAGTTAAATTTGGCAAGAAACTTAGCCAAATGTGTTTAGAGCCTTGGTCTAAATTAAAGACAAGAGTGGTGTGATTTGTGGTTGAAGTATATGATGATGAGTCAACGTTGTTTAAGTCAAATATAGGCTTTAGTAGCATTTGCGCAGAAGCAACCAATCCTTCCTTTTGGGCATTGTTTAACTCTTGATGAGTTTCAGTTTTATTTGTTGATACTGCATAATCTTCCAGTCCTTCTAGCAATTTTGCGTCTGTTCTAGTTCCACCCATTGCAACCCTGACATCACCGGAATAGGGTTGTATCATCGTTGTTCTAGTATGTTGGTCAGTAGTCGCTTCAGTTCCTAAACTGTCGATGTATGTCGAGTAGCCACTATCTAGTGAAAGTGGCGCACTCGTATGGCTATGAGTTGAAGTCATGGTAGTCGGGAGTTTGAATAATTCTGACTCATCGGTTTCTGTCATTCCTAGTTTTAGATTCTTGAAGACACCAAGGCATCCATCATATGGATGACCAAAATCTCCTGAGTAACCACTACTTATTCCTAGACCGTATTTTGGTTTGAGAGAACCTGTTAGATTGGTATCTGCATCCCCTCTAACTAATTCTTGTAGCGCATTGATGACTCTTGACATGTGAAGATAAGAGACATTGTAATCTACATTGTATCCAAGCCATCTGCTAGGAGGGTGATACAGGGAACACGTTCTATCAATATCTGCGTTAGCACTACCTCCACCATACTCCAAATCTCTCTCTTGGGAAATTAATGGGAGAATAACATTTGGAGCATCATATGCATTACCACTCTTTGACAAATTACCAAATTCAAATTTAGTTGTGTGAGTTCGCTCTCTAGTCAACCAAACGTTTGTGAATCGAATATCCTTTGTACCATCCATTCTTTCCGGTTTGTAATTAGCGGTTCTCGTATTGACTCCATCAATGCTATGTGCCGCAGTTCTATAGAGTTTGAATGGAACAGTTCCGTAGAGATGTATCGTACCGCTATCCTCCTTCCCATCTAGTCTCATTAAATCGTCAAATGTATTTACTCCATCAGTTCGATAAACACTATTACCTGAATCAGCACTACCCCACGCCGCACTTTTCTTAGTTGCTATATATCCATTAGAAGCACCTGCACTACCTAATCTGCTCAATGAACTGGAAGGATTGAGTCCTAACATATCCTTGGAGTAAAACATATCTCCATCGGTTTCGGTTACTGTGTTTCCTGTGACATTTACATCACTTGTTCCAGTTAGTGTAATGGTTTCTGTTGAAGTTAAAACTGTAGGGTCATTGAACATTACATAATCAAAATATGGAACTAGTGGAATATCATCCACTTCTTTCAAGTCTTCTAACTTAACGGGGTTAAAATGCCAATCAAAAGTTGCCTCTACTAAACGTATGATTCCATAGCGTCTTGTGCTTCTAGGAGTGTGGCCAAATGCATAGTCAATATCATTGACTTCAAAGTTACTCTCAGTTAGTAGCGTTTGGTCAGTTACGCCAATGTATTCTTGGTGACTTGTAGTGGAAGTCTTAGATGCTTCATTTTCTAGTATTATTCCTAAGTCACGATACTGAACCGAATGTAGAGAACTTCCTTGGTGATTATGTCTTAGTTTTGAGTCAGGAAATAGGTCACCAACGGCCAATAATTCATATCCATCTGTTCTTGGGTCTATTTGTTCAAGTGCATCATATTGAATATCAACTTCTCCATTCCCCCCATCAAGAGCAGTATATGATAGAATCAAATCATCTGCATCGGGACCATAAAAAGTATCTAAGTATGTCCAACCCTTTAGTGTATTACTTCCATTTATTGGTCTGTTATTCGGAGTATCAGTTGGAGAACTGGCAGTAGCCTTGCCGTCCGGTGTTATGGAATATCCTACTGCATATCCTTGTATCTGCTGGGCTTTCCGACCATCATTGTATATACTGTTAAATGACTTTGAAATGGTTCCTCCTTCAAATTTCTGCAAATCCCAATATCTGAAAGTTTCAGAAGGAGAATGGAAAGCACCTGCTTTTTTCTTACTGTTGTCCAATCTATGAATAAATCCTCCTGTGTTAATATTATTATTTACGAAATAGAAATTGCAATTTCCTCTAGAATCAGATGTATTAGTATTTACTCTACCTAAGACTACAGGGAATCTTGGTGCTACTTTGATAGTCGGTTTACTTTCTTCCTTCTCACTTATACTGATAACATCCATTACTTCTGAATTTAGAAGCATCTTTTTCTTCTCTTCTAATGTTGCTCCATTTTCATTGCTTAACTTGAATAGGTATTCAGAATCTACGCCATCAGTCCCATCGTTTAATTGAGTACCTCTAGAAGATGCAATGTCATAACCTAGAGTTTTAGTTACAGGAAAAGATGGCATCCAAGAATCGTAAACTGTTAGATTAGAAGTCCCAACTATTTTGACATTAGTATAGGTAGGAGAAGAATGACTACCATCAAATGTAATGTTATAGCCAGTATCAAACAACAATCCTTTCTCAACTATACCAGTATATCCAGTTAAGCCATCAGAATGTAAAGGATTACTAGCCATAGCCTTCATACCTGCTATTCTATTCACATAGGTAGAATCACTATCGGTCAGACTATATGGATAATAATACTTCAATGCTTGATTGGAAGAGGATATAGAAGCAGATACATATGCATTATCGAACAAGACAATAGCACTAGCATTTGACCCACCGTCACCTGTTGTATTTCCTGAAGTTGATTTTACTTCTCCCACTAACTTATTGTCTTGATTGAAAATAAGTCCATGTCGCTTAGGTTGTATGTTTAGGGTTCCAGTCCATGTGATTGAGTTAGAAGTCGTAGCAACGGCAACTGCATTTGACCCACCGTTAGCCAACAAATCAGTCATGTCCAAAACAGGAGGCAAGGCAGTAGAGACAATATCATCAGTATGAACTAGAGATTTGTTGATGGAATTTGAAAGCAGTTTTGCGGTTTGGTCACGCCCAACAATTTTGTAAGTGGTCATTCCTCCATTGGATTCACTTGTTACATCTTCAACCTGTCCATCGAAAACAATGTCACTTATGGCATATGCTCCACCAAAGTAATGGAATTTGCTAATATGTCCTGTGCTAGTTTGGTAGAAGATTTGGTTTGGTGCTTGCATCTTCAAAAATTTATTATCCTTCTCTCCATAGTCTACAGTATTCTTTACAGAATTAAATTCACCAATTACTAATCTTGCTCCATTTAATCTAGTATCTTCTTTTTCTATTCTATGTCCATTCATTGTCATTCTATTAGTGCTATACTCATATTCAGTATCTATTTTCAAATTGAGGTTTATTCCCCCATTGCTAAAGTGCATTAAATATAGTGTCTTCTTATCTACTAAAGGAGCAACAGTATTTCCATCCCAAGTATTAGCATCTATTAGTTTCTTATTTTTAATTGTAAACTGTTGATTACCACCTGATGGCGCACTTACTGTATTTATGACATAATAATATCCATCTATTTCAACAATTGAATTTGTAGTTAAGTTGTGCCGTAAATCTGTTTCCTTTGAAATGTCAGTTAACGTGAAAAGATTAGTCGTGGAAGAATCTCTACTTACATTCCCTACTACTGTTATTTTCTTGAAACTGTCATTATAAATAGTGTTACTGAGTAGTAATTTCGTATCTTCTTTAATCTTTAGATGTTGCAAACCACTTGTATCTAATGATGTGACTCTTGCTAATTTACTAATTTTATTTCTAGGATTATTTAGTGTCACTCCTTGAACTTGTGGAATTTTATCATTCTTATATTGTGCCTTTTCAAATGTGATGTATAGTTGTGGCCCCGTTAGATTCCCATCATTGTATGCAGTATTAGTTGCTCCTATGTGATTTAGATTATTTCTATAATAGTTAGAAAAAGCATTCTGCCATCTAGAACAATTGAAGGAAGTGCCTGTGTCTTCATCTACATTTTTATTCAAATCAACTAACGTAGCATCTAATCTAGTCTCAGTTAAGTTTGTTATAGTTGCACCAAATTTAGTTTCTGTCGTAAAGACAACATTGCGTATGGACTTTCCAATCTTGTATGTTCTATTTACCGCATCTGCATTTATTGCCACTCTAGCATAGTCTAGACGAAAGGTCGTTGTAGTTGGTTTGGATTCTACATTACCAAGATAGTTATCATTGTGGTCAAAGATAGATTGGCCTAATTCTATTTTGTCATTGTCTGTTGAATGGACAACGGTAAATTCCTTATTCGCTGCACCTGCTGCCCATTGAGCATGTATATCTGCTTCATCTATATTTAGAGTTGCAGTTGCACTCCACCATCTAAGATTGGTTAGGGTATATTTCATGCCATAATCTAATTGACCATCAACATCCAATCTATCCTTGTAGAAGTAGGTAGTTGGCCTAGACAATACATGTTCTGTATCATATTTAGGAGAACTACTTTGGTCGTCACCACGAAGACCATAACTTACTGCTACGACATTTGTATCTGTCTTGGCTGGTCCCTTGAAAATTTCTACCTTGGTGTTCTTAGGAACCGCAGTTGGATAACTAGGGGTAAACTCAAGACCATCACCAAATTGGTCAAACGCTACAATTCTAGTAATTTTGGCAAAGTGCGGTCTAATTGTATCGTTTCCAGCAGTTACAATTTCGGGATTCAATAAGATAAAGTAATCATAATCATCTACATCAAGTCCGACTTCATCAGAAGAAGGATAATCAGATGATGGGTGATAAGTGAATAATCTATTTGTTTCGGAAGAACTAATCTCACTATCATACAGTTTTACTTTTTGAGCCGATGTCTCATTTCTATTTATGCAGTAAGAAGTAAGCGTAGTATTCTTTGGGAGAATTCTATTTCCTATTTTATCTGCCGCATCATTTGCTATTGATGTGTGATGTGCATCTGTTCTTACCTCAAAGAAATTAGCAGATGCTACCCAAGCATTTGAAGACGTAGCGTTTTCTGCTATTATGTCTGTTGATTTCAATAGAGGATTAACAGAAACTTCCTTGTATGCTACTCCTCTCAATGTAGAAGAGTTTCTATCAGAATATGAATTACTAGAACCCGGTAAAGATTTACCAGCAGACATAGGATAAATAGTAGCCATTAGACCTCACCAAATGTATAATAGAATAAAATGTCACTATAGCCGGGAGATAGAGTGTTTATTGTAGCGCATGGCCTGTTTCCTCTATGCATAGAAATTTCAAATACTTCCCCAAAGAATTGTTCGTCATCTCCTGAAGAAGTATTATCTCCTCCTCTTCCAATCCTACAATCTGATTGGTCTAACGTAAATGCACCAATAGTGTGAGTTGATTTCTTAACTAGGTTATTGTTTAGGTATAATGACACGTTGCCATGCTTTTGGTAAATTAGAGATATCTTCATTGGTTGTTCTAGATAGAATGCTTCCTTAGACTGTGAGGTATATATCGTAGATGTGACATCTACTGCTGGGTCATTAACAAGAGTAATGGTAGTTCCTGATACAGTATCAACAGTTCCTATCTCTACATTTGTTGCAGAATAGATTTTGTTGCCCTTGCCGATTTCATCAGTTTCTCCTGAAGAAACAGATATTTCCTTTGTTGAAGTTGAAAACGTGGGGCTGCTAAGGGCAATACCACTTGATAGGCTAACTAATGATATAGTCGCCTGTGCAAGGCTTGGGTTGTTTAGTTTGTATGTAACTACGTTATTGCTACTTGTAGCGATTACAGAACTACCATGACCATTACTGTGGTTTATCGCATTCTTTAGATTCGTTGCGCTTTCAGTAGTATCGGCTCCATTCCTAAAGAAGACATAAGTTCCATCTGAAGAATTGTTTGCTTCAGTTGTAGCCGCTTTGTATTTTCTAATGACTCCTGCATGGTCTTTTAGTTGAATATATGAGTCAGGAGTAGCACCATTAGCAAAATCTGTCTTGGTAATATTGCTTGTATTGGTTAAGGTAATAGTTTTATTTCCGTTACTTCCAGCAGTTCCTTGTGTTAATGTTAAAGTTCCTGATGAGTTACTTGCAGAAATGCTCCCGTTATGCCCATTAGCGTGTTCTATGGCCGTTTCTAGGTTGCTGGCAGTAGCAGTAGCATTTGCACCTACTTGGAAGGCTACGGCCCCTGTAACATCCCCTATTGTCTGTGTCGTTCCGTTGGCAAGAGTATCTCCATTACTCACAGGAACATACTTCTTCGTTACTGCGGTTCCTGCATTGTCAACTAATGTAATGAATGGTGTGCTACTAGCAAGATTTTCTGTGATTCCACCTGTAAAATTTGCAATGGTTACATGGGTATTAGTTATTCCACTTGTTCTAGAATTTGTTTTATTTCCCGCCGCGCCAACAGTTGCTTGAACCATTGTCACCGTTCTATTGGCTGATTGAGATGTTGCAGTTATCTTTCCATTATGGCCACTAGAACCATTGATTGCAGTTTTTAGTGCAACGGCAGTCTGCCCTGCATTTGCTCCTAATTTATACAACACGCAAGCATTTCCACCGCTATCCGTCAATGTATCCCCTGTGGAGTGAGCAGGGTCAGATGTTGCTCGATACTTCTTAGAAGTCCCATCTGTAGAAACTATAGTGAGAAATTCGTTATCTTCCACTACGTCAACACCCGAAGTCATGCTTCCTGTTCCATTACCACTACCAAAACCATCAACACCATATGCTCCACTATTAGCAGTAACGAAATTTCCACCACCCAATGCTATTGCATCATTGTTATGTGTAGTGGGTGTGCTTGCGGCTGAGACTATAGTAACCGTATTACCTGAAGATGTGGGAACGGCAATATCTAATCCAGCAGACCTAGCCGCAGTAAGAGCCGTAACCAAAGAAGCCGCAGCAGTTGTAGTGTTACCTGCTCCAAGCCCAACACCATTGATATCTAGAAACATGTAGGAGTTAACAGGATAATCTGTTCCTTGACCATCTTGTGTACCTGCGAGGGAAGTTCCTGATGTTCTACTGCCGTTTTGTATGAATTGAAAGAACTTGTAAGAAGTACCATCAGATTTTTTGACTTCTAGAAAATCATCTGCCCTTGGTTGTCCACTATCTCCCTGTCCTACATTTATCAATTGAAGAACCTTGACTTGTCCAGTAGCATAAGTTGGGTTTGTATTTCTAGGAATATCATTACCAGTCCCAATAGTAAAGATACAATTTGCCGCTACAGGAGAAACATAGTGAGCAGGAGTTGAGCCACCAATTACAATCTGACCTACAGACCCCACGTTGCTTGGTAGAGAAGTTGAAGTTATTGTAACAGTTCCTTGTGGACTACTTCCACTTGCAGATGCAGATACTCTTTTTCTATTAGTTGTATTTTTGATATAATAGGCAGTTTCATCATAATAATCATGTAAAGTATTAGATGCACTAATTACAGTATCAGTAGCAAATGTATGTGTTGCTCCCAATGAATCCTTTATTTCTGCCACTATCTTATACTCGGCTGGTTGGTTGTAAGAACTGAGGGTTGTATTCTGTAAATACAGTTTTAATTTCTCATTATAAAATATCATCATCTTCTGTGTTAGATAATTTGTTTCTTTCAAGATGCTAACGCTATGATAGTTAGCCTCTCTATTTCCATAATCATCACTAGGATATGGTGGGGTCTTGGTTGAATCTAATACACCATGAACACCTGATGCTATACTCCCATGTCCATTAACATCATATGGAGTTATGATTGCTTCAATTGCAAATGAGCCATCATGTCCTCCATCCTTTGATGAACTAGCCCAAATGCTTCTCTTTCTGCTTTCGCTTGTTGGAATAACATGCTTCTTTAGATTCTCATTATCACCTAATGCTGCTTGTGTGTTCTCATCCAAAACTATCTGTGTAGCAGTCAATGATGCTATAGTTCCTAGTAATGCCCCTGTATCATCAAAGACATCATCATTCACGGAGAACTTAGTAGTGGCATCTACTGTATCAACTGTTAATGTCTTAGTAGACCCGGAACCTACTGCTCCTACTACCAAAACCCCTGTAGATTCAACTGCGCCAGTCGTATGTGCATCAAAATCAATGTTGAGGTATCCCCTGCTCAATATGGGAAATACGAGTTTGTAAGACTCTCCAACATATGCATTTACCATCAATCATCAATCCAAGAAATTGTCTGCCAATACCATTGCTTCTTCAAAATCTAATGTGAACTCAATGGCCGGATAACTATCAGCACTCAAAGTCGTATTGAAACTACGAATAAAACCAGTTATTCCTATGCCGTCTTGGGATGGGTCAAAGTATGTTTCTCCACCACTAACTAAAGCGGTGAATGAATTGTCATATTCCCTGTTCTTCCATGTGAATGGAATTGTAGGAAGTGAGGATTCATCAGCAGTTTCACAATTTACAGAACCACCCGAACCAGTAGTATGATACTCAAATTCGTGATTGACCCTACTTGGTATTTTAATTACAACCTTACTTAGATTTTGGTCATTCTGAAATGTGCTGGCATCTGCATAGGAATGAATTAATTGTGCCATTTCATAAGCAGTCAGTTTTCTAGTCTTTCCAGTTTCTCCACCCTTCTGCTTGGTTATGGTTTGACCTAGAAGAGTTCCTGATAGATTGATGGTCTTCTGTGCCATTCCTATATCGAATGCTAGATTCAATGACTCTCCCCTAACTGCGCCGGAGAATGGTACACCCATATTCATTACAGTCTTTGAAGTGGTGACTTGGACTTCCCTACAGAAGAGAGGAATCCTATTTGCTTGACCAGTTCCTACTTCATCTCTCCTTTGTAGTTCCAAGAATACTTGGAAGTTACTGAAATTTTCTCCTGCCATCAGAATCTACCTGCCACAGAACCCGTTCTGTTCATTCTTAGATTAATCTCTCTTGCAACCTTATTAGCAATATCCTTTATCTCCATATCAGAAGCACCCACTCTACCATTTACATGGACATTAATTGTATTTCCTCCCATTCTTCTGCTCTCTGAATTAGAATGCACTCTAGCACCCATTGGCAATGTGACTATCTCCGGCCCTCCTTCTCCTACGAGGACATTATGACCAACTACTCCTCCACTTGCCATGTTCGATATACCCTTCATGCCTGTGTATAGCAATCCCGGCGCAGTTCCATACTTGAACGCCTTTTTGACTGGACTGGAATATTTACCTAGTTTCCTATCAACATAGTCAGACAGTTGCACTACGAGTTCATTAATTCCTCCTAGTATCATACCTCCTAATCCACCTATTATTGATACTAACATCTGTCCCGCAAACAAAGCACCTCTCAATATTATGGTTATAAGACCGGGAATAATTTTATTCCAAAATGCTCCCAAGACCATCATCAAATCTCCTCTCCAAATTCCCACAAGAACATCAAATACTCCACTCATAACCTTGAAAACTGCTGATAATATCTTACGCATATTATCAAATAAGCCAATTGCCTTTGCAGTTTCATTAAACCATTTCAATCCTTTTCTTATGAATATCATTAGTATTGTGGCAACTAATGCAATGCCCGCTAGATAGAGTATAACCTTTGAAAATAATTTAACTCCAAGTTTTACGAATGCTCTTACTGATTTGAAACTGGGTCGTTTTAGTCTATCTTTTAATTCCATAAGAGATGCTTTTTTCGTAGCCATGAAAGTTGCCAATCTTTCTCTTCTATCTTTCATTCTTTCAGTAAATGTCATTTTGCTATACTTTAACTCTAAAGCCAATTTACCTTCCATTTGGTCTAGGAGTTTATTTGCATTCTTATTCTGCTTTACCAAATCTGCAAGTAGTGCTGCTTCTCCTTCTTCACCAAATGCTCTTTCATAGATAGCACTCTTGTCTTTGAATTCAGCCGTTCTCTTCAGGGCTTCTGGACTGACTTCTTTAGGAACCTTCTTTCTTATTTTGTTATATGTGCCAAGGAGTTCATTGTATTCGGCCATTGCTTTGGCCCCTGCCTCCATTGTCTCGTTTAGAATTAGAAAACTGCTTACAATACCACGGACTTTGTTTTGTATCTTCCAGAAACCGCTACCTGAAGTAAATCTGCTCATGACTGTCCAAGATTTACTCTTGTCAGCATTCTCTAGCATTGCTTTAGACATCGTTGTTAATGCCGCAGACAATTCTGAAGCATATCCAATCATGGATTCTACTTCTTTTTGAGCATCTGCCAGTTACATCACCCCCTTTGTTTTGCCTTTTCTAGTTCTTCTACTTTGATTTTTTCTACTTCTCCATTTATATTTATCATATCTATTATGGTTCTCATTGGTGTATCCTTAGCATCATGGGGATTGATGTTGAAGATTTTACAATAGGAGAAAAGCATGAGTTGTAATGCCAAATCAACATCAACTTGCCCTCCTCTCAATGCTTTTCTTATGTTTACACTTTTCCCGCATCATCTCCGCTTAATTCCTCAAAGGGATTAGGGAGAACATCTTTTAGTTGTAATCCGATATATGGACTCAATCTCATTATCTCTAGAGGAGTTAGGGAAGGTTCTGTCTTCTCTATAAATTCCTCAACTAGATATCTATACAACTCATTCAAGTCAATATCCATATTACCGGAAGTATCGAGTTTCATTAACTTGGATAGAGACTGTTCCACTTGTAACCAAGTGGGTTCCTTTATCCATACTTTCAGTATCTCATCAGAATCAGGTGATACCTTGATTTGATGGCATTCGGTTTCTGTTTTTGCAAACAGCATTGCTTTATCATTTACTACTTTTTCTGTCATTTTTTCCACCTACATAATACCAACAAACAAACAAACGGATGTTGGTGGAATTTCTAAACTAGATTCTACTGCAATAGAACCTCCCTAAAGACCTGTATTGGAGTGTAGTATCTTCCAGTTTCCAACATACTTTGCGGTTTGTAGGGTTCTAGCCGAAAATGTTGCTGCAACATCTATTGGTCCCTTATCTTCAGGGAACGGAATATCTAGTGATTGTGTTATGTAATCTGTAAATGCCAACTCAATGTAGTCTGTGCTATCTTTCTCAAACTTAATCATAATCTTACCATCATAGGGAAGAGTAGTATCTCCTGCGGCATTCTGATGTTCGCCATCTGCTCTTAGATTGTCCCACAGTTTTGTATCTACTATTTCCATAGTCAAAGAAATCTCATAGGTTCTTTGGGCAGGAATGTGGTTTGACATTATTCCTCTATCATATTGTCCAATATATCTTGCTTGGGCTATGTTATTTGAAATAGTAACTGAACCAGTTTTAACTCTAGCCAAAGTTTGACCGTACAACTGTACCGTTCCTTGGCTGAACATGTAAGGTCTAACATCAGCATCAGAAGAAGCGTAGTTGAATAGGCCAGTAGCGGTCCTAACTCTTCTTTTTGGTGAGTAGTCGTCAGGAGCATCAAAAGCCCTTCTTGTCACTAAGTCAACATTGCCTCTAAGTTCTTGACCCTCTTCAAAGTTAAGCGTAAGAGTATTTACTTGACAACCAGTAAAAACTCTACTGTAGATATCCTTGAATGGTTTTGCAGTTGCATCTGTCGAACCACCTTCGCTACCAACATAGTAGTTCGCATCAGCAAGGTCACCCTTCTCATATGTAACTTCTAGAGCAAACGAAGGAAGAGAATCCCCATTGCTTTCTGTGAAATTATATGTCCAATAACCCGAACCTCCTTCTGTTACCATTTGTCTATTATCATCCCATACGCTTTCAGTATGGACATCTGTTTTGTCCTGTGGAGGATATTCTGCTCCACCAATAACTCTTAGAAACTTATCATGGGTTAAATCCACGGCATAACCTGTTCCCGATAGAGCATTACCAGCACTTGCTAGAGTGTGGTTGCTATTCGCTACAGTAAAGTCACCCAATGCGTAATATAACCAAGACCCATTGTTTACAGAGAAATCTAATGACCCACCACTAACTGTTTCATTCTTTTTGAATTGGTATTCTATATTTCTAGTAGCGGCTCCTGCTAGATTGATTTGGCCTATTTCTACTTCCACAGATGGAGGAGTTAGTGTATTTACCAAGCCCAGCCAATTATCTGCCAATAGAGTAGGCTTGCCCGTAATTACCGGAGGTGCTGGACATGGTGCGCCGAAGCCATAAATTGTAACGTCTATTGAGTCCTCGCTATTAGCCCCCGCTACATCTTCTGCGAATGTTATTGTTGTAGTGGTATTACTCTTGATTAGATAGTTTCCTTTCTTAGTTGAGTTACCATGTATCTTTGCCATGCACCCCACATAGAGATTAGGAACTAGATGACTTACAGTTGAGTCTGCTACGGTTACTGTAGTCAAATCAGAAGCGGCGATAGTGCAATTCTCTAGATATATATCGCTCTCAGGTATCATAGTTGCAGTTGCTAATGCACCTACGAATGTTTCATTTGATAGAATATTAGTGTTTGTCATTTTCTCACCTATACGCTACGAGCGAACCTCTTCATCTCCACCGACAACTTGTAACCCAATAAGCGTTTCTTTCGGTCATTGGCTTCACTCCTGCTGGTCAATTTGATGATATCCGCATCTCCTTCTACAGTTCCCGAAGAGCCACCACCTACATAGACCGTTGGTCTGAGTGAATTATTTTCCAATATATATCGTGTTATTCTATACAAAGATTGCAACCTATCTCTAGGAGTAGTGTTTGGGACTTCTGACTGACCACTAGTTGTAGGCTTGGAAATGTCTCTTCTAGCAAGAACCCTAATGTGTATTGTGAATGTAAATTCTTCATTACGAACGGCATAATCTATTGTCGGATAGTTTGTAGACCCACTATCTTCGTAAATGATTACTACCGCAGTTTCCGAATCAGCGTCTACTCTTCTTCCTTCATTCGGTTCAATAGAACGAACATCAATTATTTTTGGTAAACTAATGCTAGAATGAATCTTACCTGCACTATTCAGGGTTGAAGCGGCAGATGCCCAATTATCAGTCAACAGTCTCATGACTAGTGTAACTTCATCCAATATTGCCACGCATATTCTCTCCCATTTGTTTAACCATTTTCTTTTGGAAAATTTCTAAGGCATGAACCATTACACCTTCATCTGATAAGGCAAAATCTCCATAGCCGGAATCAGCCAACATTTGATTTCTTTCTATTTCCCTTGCTAGGAGTCTATCAAAAAGTTGATTTAGATTTTCCATATTATCACGTTATGAAATGCACTATGTTCTTTTTTCCATCAATTATCTTATTGGCCTCTTCTATTAGGATATCATGCTTATCCTTCAGGCTAATATTAGATTCAGTCTCAGCAATAAGAATAGAGTTATCATCGTGTCTGATTATCTCAGCCGCAACTAGTTTAGTTGCCGCTTCATGTATTGGTGCAGGGACTCTACCATCACCCGCTACATATGTGACTCGTATCGAGTTATTCTGTAGATATGGATACTCTTGATGAAAGAAAATCTTACCTTCATCACTTATCATCCAATAGTCATCTAACCTCCCTTGGTCTTCGTGTGAAGTAAAGCCACTAACAGTACCAACAAGGGAGTTACTATCATCCGTGTCAACAGAGGTAATGGTACATGATGCTCCATCACTACCCATGAGTAAGGAAGATATTACAACTCTATCTCCCTTTTCGCTATCCTTCGTGGCATAGAAGAAATCTGAGATGTGAACTGAAGACGCACCATTAGCAGTTACAGACTTTGCCGCAGTTTCTCCTGTGAACTTAGCAGTCTTTGCTGGGAACACCTCATTGATAGCATCCACTAATTGACTCGCAGTTGTCTTTGGGCCATATGTATCATAGAAGTGTGTTCCTTCTACCAAATCAAAGGTGTATGTACCTGCGGTTAATCTAATCCTCCAACTAACACTACCCCCTGTAGGGGAAGTTGGCATAGTAATAGAAGCAGTAGCAGAGGCTAAATCTGTATATGAGTCTCCCTGCCAAACTTCTAATCTGACAACTTTCTGTATTTTGGGTTGTGCTAATTGTATAAACCCAACATAGTCCCTATATGTCCTAACAGGATATGTGGCCTTTGTCATTGCATCAAATGAATGAAACTCATGTTTGTGAATAATAGGCCGATAGGATTGTTTGATAGAATCATCAATCTTCTCTTCTACTCTTTTTATTATCTTCCCCACTTCAGCCAAATCAGGAGTTGTTGTTGTTGAAAACGCTCCGATTTGTAGTAGGTTAGATATGTCAATAGCGCGAGTATAATGCCCATTGCCACTATTGTAATCAACATTTATTGTTGTAAAGTCGCTCGGTGAGGAAACTTTGCCCATTAAGTCGCACTCTCCACTACTTCTTTTAATTCTATATACTCAACATAAATTGAATGCATGTCTAGAATAGCCGATTTAATTTCATCGCTACTTCCTTCTCCACCATATTGGTCTGTAACTGATTTATCACCTTTAGGAGATTCGACTGTTTTCTTTCTTTGTGTTGAGATTCTTTCATCACCAAAACGTGTTCCGGCTCTAAATGGATTCTTACCTGATGCACTTCTTCTCCATGATTCAGGTCTTTGCGCTCTAGTGTCTATAGCATCAGTCTCCTCTAATTCACTTGATGCTATCCAAACTAAAGGAATATCTAAGGCTTTAACTTGAGAACGTATCTGCCTCCATCCTCCTTTTGATGTAGGAGTGGTTGCAAACCAATCATCTAACCAATCATCATAAAAATCATTTACGTTATTATCAGTTTCTAAATAAGCAAGATACCAATTTAGACTACCTTTTCCAGCAGGTTCTCCTTTGACTGGGTTTCCTCTTGTATCGGTTTTAGTAGTCTTCTTTCGCATTGCATCTGACAGTCTATCTAATGCAGTCACTATTCCCTTCACGACATTCTCTAATTGCCTCAAGTATTGCTTGACTTCTGCGGGATTACTGGGTTCTGCCATCTCTCCCTCTTCGGATTCTTCTAGGTCTAGATATCTAGACATATTTTTTGTAGCCTCATATGCCTCCCTTATCTCTACGTCCTTCTCTTTTACGGGGCCAAAATCAAGTTCAGGTTTTGTCAGAACCCAATTAAAATTAGGATTCTTCTCCATTTTCTTTCTACTTTCATCATCATGTCTCCCATAAGAATAATTTGCATCTTTCGGATGCATTTGCATGACACCTACAGACTTGCCATATTGTTGAGTTTCAGGGTCATACTCAAACCAAATTTCATTTCCTGAAGGGTCTGTCACATTCGCCTCTTCTTGTATGTAACGCCCTTTCTTTGCATTTTCTAAATCGTCTAGTAGTTTGTCTTTCATCAATTCAATCCTTTCAAGGACATCCTTTACCTTAACTCTACTATTCCTTTCTTCAGGATATTTAGTAGCGGATTCTAGACTGTCAGAATTAACTACCCTTTCAAATAACCCAACCTGACTACCAAATAACATACTCAATAAATTAGGAACATATGGTTTGTCACCCTTTGCATTAATCGTTTTTTCTAAGTTATCAATTTCGCTGAAAACTCTGTCAGCAATTTTTGCTAGACTTCTCTTTTCTTTTTCGTATGGTGTAGACTTAGTATCCGGCCCATCTTCAAAAGGTTGTTCTCCCCAATTTTTATCAGACATAATGTAGCGTGTTAAGGCTTCAGGACTTTCTAAGTTAGTAACATCCATACTAAAATTAATTTTTGCTTGCCCTACTTCTATTAGATTGTTTTTGGGAGTTAAATATGCCTTTACTTGGGTCTTCAATCTATTTTCTTTTCGTGACTCTAATTCTTTCTTTGCCATGTCTTCTATCTTACTTGGAGTAAATTCATTCTCTTGGAAATCTACCAAGGCTTCATGAAATTCTTCTATAGTATTATACTTCGTTTTCTTGCCATCAAAGTCTTTGATGTAGAAACTTCTAGAACCTTCTGTTGTTTTACCATCCTTATCTTTGGTATCGGGTTCTTTTTGTTGTCCCATTGTTGCTAATGCAGTATCCGAGTCTTTCGGGGCTGCTTTGAGAACAAGCATTTTTTCTACATCTTCGTCAAACCAATTGGGGTCTAGATTATCTGCAAGCATTGTATATGTCACATCATCGGGTTTGATGTTTTTTCTTTTACTTGCTATAGCGTTTCTTTCATCGTCTTCATCAATGTCTTCTTGCTCATAGAACCATGCTTTAGCATCTGCTTCTTTCTTTTGCTTCTCACCGGACCTAAGTTCTGCTTGGAATGCTTTGTCCCTATCCTGTTGTGTGGAGCGTTTAGAGTCCATCTCTTCATCTTCTGTTGTTTTTCCTCTTACACCAAAATAGAACTCATCAGGGTCATTGAAATCCCCAAACCCATTCTTAATGAATAACTTCCTAAAATACTCTCTAGTGTCTATTGAAACTAGAATGTTTTTAGTGCTGATTGAACCATCTTTCCTTGTTTTACTGGTATCCGCTACATCAATTTGTTCCTTTAATTTGTCTTCTATAATTACCGCAGTATCCTTATCAAAGGCATCCATGAAATCTGAAGTTCTTTTGGAATATGTCTTATCCTTCTGCTCTTGCGTAACTTTCTTTTTACTAGATTCTCCTGTCTTTGGAGTAGGAATCAACGCTCCTTTCTCGTATCTATAACCGACTAATTCATCTCTGACAACTTGTGATTCTAATTTTCTGAATGTAGTGTCTTGCTTTCGCATTTTTCTCTTAATGGGAGCAGAAAGGAATGCTCCCTTGCCTCCCTTTTTCTTGATGAATCCTTCTTGTTCCAATAAAGCAATAATAGACATAATTGGCTCTTTCTGTATTAGTTGTAGATATTTTTCTAGATGTGAGTCAAATTCATCTTCATCAAAGTTTCCAGTTACGTCTTCCTTATCCAATTGTAGTAAGACTCTAACCGTTCTATCGGCCATTCTCATCTTGCTGGTTGGGTTCTGTATTACCCCTTGAAATGGGTAAGCACAAAAATATCTGAAGATTGGTTGGTTCTTGAATAATTTTTCAAAATCCTTATTCTTATCAGCAGGTCGGAGAGTGGGTGAATATTCTAAGTGTTCTAGCCCCTTGATATTTCTATCAATAAGAATATCCATCCACTACGCCTCCCTCCTAAGCAAGCCACTTAGCCCAAGCAACACCCTTGGATAATGCTTGACCTAGACCTAATCCGCTAGACGGAGGGGTGTATGTTGGTTGGCCTGTCATTGGGTCAATCCAATAGGGATTATTCATATTGTCATAGCCTGATGGTGGAATAGGATATCCTGATTGGTTGTTGAATGCCTGTTGTTGTTGCATCATGGTATTGTTCATTCCCACCGAAGCATTTCCACCTTGTATCATGCTTGGGTCCAGTCCACCAGCATTAGTAACCTGTGGATTCTGTGCCGCAGGTGCTTGGAAGCCCTGTGCTTCAAGATACTGTTGCTTGGCCATTCTTCTTTGCATTATTACTTCACTATTGATTGCAGACGCTAATAGGTTCTGCAAGTCAAGTTGTATGTTCTCCGCAGTTATGGTTGCATATGTTGTTAATGCATCACTAGATACTTCCATGTCTCCATTCGTGTTAGTTACAAATTTCAACTCAGGTAGCATTTGGCCCAATACTTTCTGCACCGTATCTTCCATCAATTGTGCTAAAGCCGCTAGAAAAGTTTCACCATGATATTGAAAAAAGTCTTCCACATGATTTTCTTGTAGCGTCAATAGATTGTTTATTGCTTTGAATTGGCCTTGGTTATTTTGATTCATCTGTGTCATCAGATTACTATTACTAGTTCCGAAAAGTCCCATTATGCTTCCTCCTGTTCAGTAGTCGCGTCTGCTTCTACATCTGTCACGACTACGCCTTCAGTCAATAATGCTTTCATTCGTGAACTAACTCCTTCATTCTCGATTAGTAGTTTGTATAGTTCCTCTTCCTTAGAAGAACTACCCATTTGAGGAGGTTTGATAACCCACCCCAATGAAGACAAAGAATGAATATCGGCTTCCTTTAATGTGGTTAATGGTCCCGAAGTTACTAGATTAACAGGGTTTAAACTCTTAGCAGAAGGAATGTATGCGCTAAAGGAAAGACCATGTTCCTCGGCTAGTATCTGTTGCTCTAACATCTCATATTGTCTGTGTATGGCGGCATGTTTGTCACAGTAAGTTCCTCGCATTGGATATCCCTTTCTTACTTTGTGAAGTGGTAAAGGTGGTCGCATTGAATCAGAACCATCCCATACTTTATGAGTTCCACAAATGACACACCTATCTTTGATGTTATACTTGAACCTGTAAGGCACTTTCATGAATGTCTTATTTTCAGGCATTAGAACTTTGATAATCTCTTTCAATTGCTTCTTTGGTTTCGTACTCTTGTATTCGTATGCGGTTATTGCACCTGCGGCCCTAGCAGAGTCTAATCTATTAAGAAACGGATTAGTTCCGTCACTATGCAATTCAAGCAGGTTGGATGGCTGGTATTGTATTGACATCTAACCCACTCGCTCAGTAATCCTTTATCATTGTTAGGATTCCTCTATACACCATCTCAGAGTCAGATTTAGCACTTACAATGTATTTAAAACAAGGAATTCCCTTATCGTTTAATTTCTGCATTCCATTTCTGAATGATTCAAAGATAGGATGTTTTTCTATTGGCCCATCAAACTCATACTTGTCTTTCCATAAATCATACTTATTCGCCCACAATCCAATTGCAATAGGGAAGTCGTGGTCACGCTTTTTTTTCTTCTTGTTTCCTATATGCCAATGAGAAGAGCATATAGAATCAACTAAGAAAGTCCAACACAATTGTTGTTCGATATCATAGTGCTTATCCATGTGTCTGTCATCAATCATGAAAATAATGTATTTTGGCCTTCTAGTTTTCATGTCTTGAATCCATTCATTCCAATAAACAGTTTCTCCACCAATGTCAGCAGTTTTGACAGTATGAGCATCCCCATCTAATTTTACATACTTTCTGCTGGCCCTGTGTCTTCCTTCTGTTCTATTTAGAATTGTAGGAACTTCTCCTCTTGTTCTCAATTGATGATGCAATGTGGTCTTACCTACTTTGCTTGCACCATAAACTCCAAAATTAATTGCATGAAGACGTTGGTAAATCTTATTGATTCCCTCTACAAGCAGTATGGCGAATCCCGCCATAACTGACATTCAATCACCACAAATGATTCCAAAAATCCGTTAAGCCGCCCCATGCAATAGAAAGCGTATTCACACCTGCTACGGCAAATGCTTGTCCTATGACAAAACTAGTGAGAGAACCAACGATTCCCCAAAACCAAAATCTAGCCCTGAGAAACCAAATGTCAGCAGAATGCGCTCGTTGCAAATCATATGCGAGAGTGGATTCATCCATCCCGAATAGGATTTCACTTACCACACTTACACCTACTCATTCTGTATAGGTGTCAAGAATGTAGGTGTAACT